TCAGTTTTGAGAGTGTGGAAATAAAAGGTATGAATTTCAGAGGCTTAAAAAATAAGCTCATGCCTTCACACGGCAGGGGTCACTGGTTCAATCCCAGTATCGCCCACCAAACTTTTAACAATAAAAACAACGACTTAAATGAAGTTTGGTGCCGTTGGCGGGGTTTTTCGCTTGTCTTTTCTTGTCGTTTCCTGTCCATAAATCGTATGGATTGTTTCAAAATGTTGGTCAGTTTCTGGTCAGTCGCCGCGATGGCAGCTTGCGCTGCAGCGCCGATCAGCGGTGCGCCGACGCGGATTGACCGCGTGGTCAACGGCGACACGGTCTGGGCGGGTGGCGTGAAATATCGGATTAAAAATCTGGATGCGCCCGAAGTCCATAAGAACCCGAAACATGGTTATAAATGCGCCGCCGAGAAAATCAGGGGTGATGCGGCGACAGACATGGCGAAAGCCTTGCTGATGGATGTTGATGTCACTCTGATCAATGACGACCAGGAAGATGTTTACGGTCGGACCATCACAGAAATAAGGCTGGCCAACGGACGGATGTTTTCGGACGTGATGATCCAGCACGGCTTCGCCAGAAAATGGACGGGCAAGAAGTCGGATTGGTGTGCCCCCGATTTGCCAGAATAAAGAAATCCCTCTATCGGGCGGGCATGACGACAGACAAATTTTTCAACGCAGCGGTCGCTGATCGGAACCTTGGGGCCGCCCTAAATCATCTGAACGCGGCGGTCAGGCAAGTCGGTTTTCGGAAATTTGAGGAAGCGGGCGGCGGCGAGAAATCCAGAGTCCGCAAGGCCACGACGCCCGGCGCAAATCCTACATTCTCAACCTTGGTCGATATCGCCGACACGCTCGGTTTTCAGATCGCGCTGATCCCGAAACCAAAAAGCCCGCCGCGGGATTAACCGTGCGGGAAGTTTGGGAAATTTTTGTCCAGACCGAAATCAATCCGGCGGTGCGCGGGATTGGACATCTGCGATGCGGGCTTGCTCGGCTTGCCACAATGTCAGGTCGGCAGAATATTGCGCATTCGCCCAATCCCACAAAGCCGCATAACGTCCCTCCGTCGCTGCCAGCGCGACCGCTAGGACTGCGGCGCGGTGTTCGGCGCCTCCGAGGGTGAGTCCATCTGCGTCAACCAGGGCAGCGTCTCCAATCGAAACAGCTCTGGCGGGGGCGGTGTTGGGCTCGGACGGTCCGGCGGCGTCTCGATAACGACGGCGGTTGTCGGCAAGTTCCTGATCGGCTCTGGCGTGGATTGACAGGCGGCCAGCAGGAATAGGCTCGCGAGCGGCAGGCGTGTCCAGAATAGGTCGCGCATTGAGTTCTCCTTTGAGTTTTAAAATAGTTTGATCGCGGATGGATAAAGCTTTCAGCGCCGCCGTTTCAGCAGTGACGAGGGCGGTTTCAAAATCGGATTGGGCGGCGGCCAGCAACGCCGAGGACGTGGCCAACTCGCCTTTGATGCGCAGAATTTCGGCGTCACGTTTGGCGACTTTCGTCGTCCAGGCTGCGCGCTCGGTGGTTTCGCCGCGCGCAAAAGCGGCGGCTTCAATTCCCGATTTCCATTTCAGGAAACCGATCCAAAGCCCGACCAAAACGGCGAGCCCGCCGAGGGCGGCGAGAACTCTTAGTTTAAGTGACATCATGATTCTACCCTTCCGGCGGCCAATCAATGGCCGTCCAGTGTTCAATCTTTGAGAAATCCATCACGACCAGCCGCGCCATTCCGTCGCCGTAATCAACGCGCAGCGCATGGGCCCCCAAACGTTCGGCAAAAAGTTTGATGCCGTAATAAAATTGATTGCACCGCCGCGCGTCTGTGAATTCGTCCGGGACATCCAAAACAACGGCGTCTGCGGCCAAGGTGAACTGATGCAAACGGTCGCCGTAAGCGTCCAGACCCCCGCTGACCGAGGACGCAAACAGGCCCAGGACGCAGTTCCCGTTCGCCATCCAGCGATTGCGCTTGGCCCATTGTTTGGGGTCAGGTGCCGGCACCTCGCATCGGGCGGCGTGATAAAAGACGGCGGCGCCTAACTGGACGACGGGGAGATCGGGGGCGCTCATTCGAACACCGCATGAAAATCGGCGAGGTCCACGATATCGACGGTTTGCTCCAACCCCGGACGGCTTGGCAGCAGTTCGGTTGGCGCACCCGCCGCAACCAGCACGCCGCGGGGGCGACCCGTCATGTCCAAAACTACGCCACCGCTCATCCCGACAAAAACCGGATAAGCTGCCGCAGCCTTTGGGCCAAAATCGAAACGCCCGCGGGTCGGCGCATCGAGGAGGACGATGACAGTCGGCGTTGAAAAATCGCTGTCGCGGGGAAACTGCCGCCGGAAATAAACCGCGCCGCGTCGTTCGCTGACATCCGCTGATCCGCCGGGAACGCCGAGGATGCGCACGCGGTCGCCTTCTTTTAATTCCGGGGGCGCGGCTTCGGTGTGAAGATCCCCGCCGATCAGGCAGGCATCGATGACGCCGTCGGCGCAACGGACCTTTCCCGATGTGAAGGGCGGGGCAGTTTCGGCTTGCTGTTGCACGACGTGACGCGCGGTCACCCATCCGGATGCATAAGGCCAGAACGACCCAGGCGCTTGCCCGTTTTCATCAAAATGAAACCACCCGCGCACTGCCATTTCGCCGCGAAAGATTTGAGGCGCATTCGGGTCAAGGTCGGTCCACCACCGTTCAATCCGGCGAACATAAGTAATGGTCTCCGCGCTGTGATGCCCGGTGATGTCCTGCAGGCAGAGACGGATATCACGCCAATCGCGCTGCCCCTCGCAGGCTTTTTGGGCTTTCAGAATATTGCCGAGGCCTGCGTTATAACTTGCCAGACCCAGCCGCCAACTCTCTGCGGGCGGGCGACCCCGACCGCGCCATTGGTGCATCTGAGCGGCCTGATAACGAGCACCGTGTGCGATCGACTGTTTTGAAAACACATTGAACGCGCCATATTTCCGCGCAAGGTCACGCTCGGTTCCCGGCATGATTTGCAGCGGACCCTGCGCACCTGCAGGGGAAACCGCATCCAAACGGCACCGGCTCTCCTGGAATGTCTGCGCCATCAGCGCCTGCCAATGCGGGAACTTTGGAATGTAACGCCTGGACGCCGCGCGGATGTCGTCGCGCAGAAACTCGCAGGCTTGCATATGTTTAGGCAGCGGCGTGAATTTTTCCAGATCAAGCGCTTTGGCGGGCTGGACCGCGCCCAAAGCCATGACAGCGATTAACGCGACAAAAACGCAGGCGCGCCAAATGGTGGACGGTCGGTTCTGGGCCGCGCGCAACATCAGGACAGACCAGCCGCAATGATGAGGGCGATGCCGATGACATTGGCGGCCAGATAAATTGCCGTCGCGATTGGGTCGGCTAACATCCTGTCAAAGGCGGTCTCGGCCTCTTGCTCGGGTTCGCTGTCATCCGACATGATGCGGAAGTTTTTGAACACAATGATCGACCCGAACAGCATCAAAATGCCGAGCCCAATGGCCGGAATGATTTGCAGCAGCCCATCGCCCAGATTGTCCAGGCTAACCGAGGGTGTGATGAAAATCAGCAGCGCCAAAATGACGACGCTGAAAATGAAAAAGAAATTTGGGTTGCGGAGAAATCTAGTCATGTGATGTCCTTTCGAGACGGAGGGGTTGGTTTAATTGGGCGTGTTCTGGCGGAGACCCATGGCCTCGACGTCCCGTTCAATGACGCCGACTTTGGTCGTGTTCTGCCGCGTTTGGGTTTCGACAGGAACGACGCGGGCCAAAATTTCGGCTTTGTCTTCCTGCATTCTGGCGGTCAGGTCGGCCTTAAAATCCTGCATTCGCGCCAAGATTTCCGCCTTGTCCTCTTGCGCCTCGGTTCGGGGATATCTGTCCCGCCCTGCGACCTCGACTTTTGTGGCCACACCGACGACCTGTTCCTTCAAGGCGCTTACTTCGCGGGTTCGGGCAAGGCTTTCGGCCTGGATAATGTCGGCCATGTCAGATTTTAGGCCGGTAAAATCCTCTTTCATATCTGTCCGCAGGCTTGAAATGTCGGATTTTAAACCGCTGACCTCGAAAGATGTCGCCGTCTCATTCGACGCACGGTCTGCCGATGCCGCGCCGATAACACCTGCTTGCGATAAAATGAAAGTAGCCAAAGCGAGGCCTGCCATAGTGAGCATGGGCCAGTTCTTTGTCGCCGCCTCTGCCGCGCCGGAGGGAGGATGCCCGCGCTTTGCGGCCTCCATGCGGGCGACGACCAGCTCCAACCGGGCGATCTTGTCAGCTTGGGATTCAGGTGGCATAAATGTGGGCTTTCTTTTGGGACGTGAGACTTTGGAAGGGACCGCAAATGCGGCAGGCTTTACGGCTGCGCCAGACGGCGCAGCCTGGGGGGTTGGGTCCCCTATTTTTTCTTTTTGGATTCAGCGGCCATGTGCTTTTCGTAGAGCTCCTCTTTTAAGCGCTCTTTCTCCGCATTTTGTTCGGCTTGGGCCTGTTGCTCACGCTGTTCCGGAGTGACGAAAACCTGACGAACCATGAAACTCATACATGTGATCGTGCTGGCAACGGATTTGGGCTTTGCGCCGTCGGCGTCATGAATGACATAAAGTTTGTTCAAGGCCTTGATCTGATCAAGCAAGGACACGCCGTCCTGTTCTGCGGCCTCAAATGACTTTTGAAGTTGTTCTTCTGCCGCGATTATTTCTTTGGTCATGATGCCAGTTTCCTTTTGGTTGGACGGTTGGGTTTCGATTATTGGCGGGCTATTTTCGCTCTTGATCAGAGTGGGTTGGCCGTCCAGCTGCACCTTTGGTTTTGGGTTTGGCTTTGGATTTAATGACGAGATAAATGCCCCCGCCAACAAGGCTGGCGGCGATTCCGATTGCAATTAAAACTTCCATGATGAACTCCTAGTTTTCGATGATTGAAATGGTGGTGTTTTGGGAGGAAATTGTGATGCCTGATGGAACCGCCCGGGCGGTCATTTCGGTCTTGAATCCGTAATTCGTTAGCGCCATACCAGTATTCGCGCTATTCTCTTTTGACCCTGTAATCGAATAGGTTTGGGTGACCTGATAAAGCCCGATTTCGGCATCAAAGAAACTGGATGTGTTCAGCGTGCCGACGATGTTCAGGGTGTCCAAAAGGGCATAGCTGCCCGACCCCTCTTTCCGGTATGTTTTGATGGTCGCGCTGCCTGCCGTTATATTACCATTGGTCGGTGCAGTTCCTGACGTGTAAGTCCTTGCCCCGCTCGCGTTGTGACTTCCGGTGATGTATTGCGTGTTTCCGTTTGTTGCGATGCCTGTCAATTCCGCGGCAATTGTTGGGCCGCCCATCGCAGCGTTGGTTTCACTGGCTTGAATTGTCGAGGCTAGTTCATCACTGCCGCCGAGATAGGACTTTCCGCCAATCGTAATTGCGCGCGCGCCGTTGGAAGAGGTCAGGGTTGAGATGTCAGAGTTGTAAGGACCAACCCACATTATCAAATCATTGGTCGCCCCAAAGCCGGGTCCCTGGACCAGCATGACATTCGGATTGGCAATCTGGTCCACAATTATGAGAACGCCATTTAAAGTAGCGCCGACGCTATTCAGGACAAAGAATGTTTCCCCGCCTTGCAGGACAATTTGGTTGGCTTGCAGAAGTGCCTCGGTGAAAGAATGGGTGCCATCTGAAACCGCGCGCTGAACAAAGCGGGTCATTGCCCCATTTGCGCCGACCTCGACCGAGCGGTATGCCTCTGCGTTGCCTTCGAGATCGGCGACCGTCGCGGCGTTTACAGCGACTTCGGCCACTAAAGTTTCAACCTTGCCCGCTAGGGTGACATTCTGAATATCTAAGAAATAGAACTTTTGCGCTGCGTTGCTCTGCTGGTTGACCAGAACTTCTGCTATTATGTGCCGGGTTCCCTGATTGTATTTTGCCTGCGTCAAAGTTACTTCAAACTCATGTTCGCTTACCCCTGATGGAATAGTGATGCCAGCGGATTGGGAGATGCTGTATTGAGCGGAGTAATCTGCACTCAAATAGCGAGTGCGTAGATATATAACACTGTTTGAGACAGAGGCTTTGACCCTTACTTTAACTTTGTAGCTATCCCCAACAACAGCGGGAACGCCTGCTTTTTGAAGGAGGGTCGCGGCGTTTGAGGCTGGCCCTTCGATATAATATCCATCAGCGTCGTCCCCTGCCGTAAAGTTTACACTGTCCGTTGCTGAGCTTGTGCTTGTAGGGCTCAACGCCGCGTTTGACGTGAAAGCGAAGAACCGGCCTCCCGCTTCAAACGTTGGCGTCCGAGAGACGGAGGCTGCTGCCTCTGTCGCTGCCTGTGCGGTGGCAGTTATGGTTTGTGATGCTGCGGCTGCTACCGCAGAGGTGTTTGCTGATGACGCGCTGGCCGTGGCCGAGCTGGCCTCAGCTGTGGCGATGCCCGCTTGCGTTTGGGAGGTCTGAGAGTGGGTTTGTGATGTCGTCGCAAACGTTCCTGCGTCCGTTGCGGAAACCGCCGCTGCCGCTTCTGACGTGAGTGCTGCGGCAGCGCTTGCGGCGGCGTCTGCCGCAGAGGTTATGTTTTGAATGTCTAGGAAATAGACACCCAAAGCCTGCACCAACTCTGTGTTAGGGTTTATCTCAGCTTTTACGAGGCGCGTCCCCGTATCATATTCAGCTTGTGTCGCAGTAAACTCAAACTCATAATCCGTGAGAGTGGCGGGCGCAGAGGTCGTGACTGTGCTGGCGGCTACTCCTTGATTTGTCAAGTAATCCGCCGTGAGGAAACGTCCTCGCAAAGCAACTTGTCCGCCGGTTCCCACAAGCCTTTTGATCGCCGCTCTGACGCGGTAGGTGTCTCCCACAATATATGGGATCGCCTGCTTCTGGGACAGTGTGCTGTTAACTGTCGCGGTAGCTGTTCGAAGATGCGGGCCGTCGCTGTCCGTTCCTGATGATACTGAGCCGGAGTTGTCTGCATCATTAGCTGTCTCCGGCGCGGCGGTGACTTGATTTGTAAAATACCGACCAAAATCCTCCATCGTTGAAGGTCGATTTCTTAAAGTCGCCAGCTCGCTCGCCGTCTGCGCTTCGGCGGATAAGGTTTCGCTCGTTGAGGCTGCCGCCGCGCTTCCCGCCGCATTTGTCTCAGATGCAGCTGCGGCTCCTTCTGAGGCAAGAGCGTTGCTTTCGGACGTGGCTGTATTGTTTTCGGATGTGGTTGCTGAGGTTGCTGCCGCTTCTGCGTCTGTCTCTGAGGCTGATGCTTGGGATGCACTGGCGGCGCTTGCCGAGGCTGCTGTGTCGGCGGCATCACGAGCCGCCTCAGCGTCTATTCTTTCGGTGGTTGCTGTGTTTGCGCTCGCACTCGCCTCATCCGCTTTTGTTGTGGCAGTATTCGCAGAGTTAGATGCAGCTGTTGCGCTATTGCCGGAGTCTGTAGCGCTTCCAGCCGAGAGACTTGCAGATGTCGCCGCCGCGCTCTCTGCGCTTTCTGCGTCATCTTTGGCAGTAACCGCGTTGGTTTCAGCCGTCTCGGCTCCAGATCGCGCGGTTTGGGCTGCTAAGCGGTCCGTGTTGGCGTCCGAAGCGTGGCCGCTTGCTGTATCGCGCGCCGCCTCTGCAATTCCTTGAGCTGTCTCAGCATTATTCTCGGCGGTCTCTGCCGCCGATTGTGAAGCCGCGGCGTTTGAAGCGCTTAGGGCAGCCGAGGCTGTGCTTCCGTATGTCGTCACCAAATCGCCGACGCCCGTAGCATTCGTTTGAATGTCAGCGAGAACATTTGCCGCAGATGTCCCGCCGACATTCAAAGTCTCTTGCGCGGTGAAGGTTGCGGGGACCGTGACAGACGCGATTGGGCGGTCGACTTCCGGCGTCGCGCTGCCGCGATGATCAACCCAAGCGACGCGGACTTGGATGACCATTCCGGGCGGTAGACCCGTCAGGGTTTTTACCGGATTGTCGGCGGGCGCCGTCGTCGGGGCGGACCAATCCTGTCCTGATGGCTGAACACTCCGCCACTCAATCAGCAAGCGGTCCACAAAGGCCGGATCGCCCGCATCAACAGACACGTCGACAACGCCAAATTGGGCCGTGTTTGCGCTGCCTTGAACGCGCGGCGCAAGGGCCAGATTTTCAGGGACCAGACCCAAAGACGACGACAGAATGCCGAGGACGGTTAGGGGCGGTGACGCGACCCCGTCATAATCAATCGCGAAAACGCGAATGTCATATTGCTCGCCAGGGCGACCGGGCAGCAGCGTGACGGTGCGCGTGTCCTTTGTCAGCAGCGGCAGTTCAGTCCAATTTTGATCCTGCCCGGTGTCAAACGCGATACTCAAACGGGATTCGGCGCGGAAACTGGCGACGCGGCTCTCCACTTCATCCGGCATCTCAAAGGTGACAAAGATCCCGTCAGGCGTGGCCTCGCTGCCGATTAGTTCGGGCGCGGGTAAATCTGACCAATTTCGGATGGCAAGCGGAACGTGAACCGGCGCAGGTGGGCGGGTCAGGCGTTCAGGAAGATAAGCGACCAATTCCACATCGGCTTGGCGCGGACCGGATGGTTCAACGGATTTGACGAAACCTTCAAATGTATCTTCGCCCAAAATTCCGACAACGGCCAAATCGCCCGGTTCTAAAATGGTTCCGGAAGGCAGACTTTCGGACAGGGACACGACATCCGTTTCAACACCCGGATTGACAAGGCCAACAAACCCTTCGGCTTCGATCGACCCCGTGCCGTCGCCGTGATCAATGACCTTGCGATATCGCAGCCCATAAGTTTCCCCGGAGATGAAATTGGCGGGGGTGTCGAGGGTCAGCGATGGCCCCGTCACGTCAAGAAGTCGCGCCGAAACCGAGACGCTGTTCAACAGCGGATGCTGCAGGCGGACAAGTTCACCCAGTGAAAGCGAGCTGCGTTCGATATCCATTTCGAAATTGACGACTGTGGAAAGCAACCGCGCAGATGTCAGATAGTAATCGCCGGATTCGTAAACGCGCGAGGGGTCGGTTTGGCCGGGCGTCGAAATTTCTTGGAATTCGGTGGCGTTGTTTTCGTCATATCCGGGCGCGTAAACGGTCAATTCGTCGTCCTGATAATCTTCGTCCGCATTGGTGAAGGGGATGCGCAGGGCGTGGACAGGTTTGGAAAATGTGCGGGTGAACGCGAACCCGCGGGCGTTTTTCGGCGTAATCAACTGCGTCGGGCCTTCAATGCGGACGCGGTCAATCGCGATGCGTTTCTTGCCGTCAGTCCCGCGGAAAACCCGACCGCGGCCTGCAGCGGCGATCAGTTCCTCGACTTCATTTCGCGATAGTTCCTGAACGATCGGCAGGTCGAATGTGAAGGCGTTTTCATCACACCAAATCCAAAATGATGCGTAACTCGGCCAGTAAAAGTCATCATCGGAATTTGGCCGCAATGTGTGGGCCCCGCGTCCGGCATCCAGCAGCAGGTCAGCGGGATTTCTGGAGGGTGTGGGCGTTCCCGCCCAATCTGCGGACGTCGCGAAGGCCGGGTCGAATGTGAGCGGGTCCCCGGAAAATGTCGGGATGACCTTTTTCGCGATGACGTTCAAATTCGAAACAACGCCGGAGAGTTCGCCGGAAGCCTTCAAACGGAAAAACGCAGTTGCGAGGCGCGGGTCAGGCGTCAAATCACGGTCGGACCAAGTGTTCAATCGGAACCAAGTCACCTCATTCGCGACGGCAACGTCCGTGTCTTTGGCGGTCGTGCGGCGCACCCGAACATCATATTGTTGGCCGGGCGGGACGGCAACGCGGATGCGGGCGGCGAAGGGCTTTGTATCGCTGCGGCGGAAGGTGCGGCTGGTCGTGTTGCCCCCGCCTGGAAGCGCGTTTTGAAAGGCGGACAGGCTGGTCTCTGAACCCCAATAGGCGAGGCGGTTGGACTGGCTATCGCCAAGGGCGGTCTGGGCCGCGATGTCGGCGTCGAACCCCGTCTCGGCGGCTTGGCTGCGCCAGGTGCCGACGGAGTCGTCATCATAAACTTCGCGGTATTGAACCTCGACCGTGACCGCCACCGATTCCGGTTTGCCCTTTTTGTCTGCTGTCCCCAGGCCGCGGGCGAATGACAGCATGACTTCGAAATCTGCGGCATCGCGGTTGGTGCGCTCGGTATGCCAGCTGGTGTCCAATTCGATCCCCAAATCTTTTTGGGTGAAGTCTCCGGGGATAAGGGTCTGGCGCGGCGAGGTTAGCAGCGGGCTTTCCTGAATTTCAACACCCGTGTAATTTGTCAGCGGGTTTTCGCCCAAACGCCAATCGGAAAACTCATAATTCCCGACGCCAACGCAGACGCCAAAAACCAACCAGACATCATCGCCGACAACTTGTTGATATTGCTCGGTGATGAGGCTGGGCGTGTAACGGTGCGTGCCCAGGGGGACCTCCACCGTCTGGCGCGGGCGCAGGCTGTTGCGGGTGCCTTGCAGCGAGTAAGTCGGGTCGGTTTCTGTGCGCGCATTGGCCCCGCCCGGCGGGATGGGCAACAACGCGTTGATGGCTAGGTTTGCGGCAAGTGTGAACGCCGCCGCTGCCAATGTTGCGGCGATTGTAGACCCCAAAATCGCAACGCCTGCGGGTCCAGCAATCCATGCGGCGACGACAACAACCGCAATCAACAGCGCGGTTCGTAGAATTTTTTTACCCGACTTGCCAGCCGGACGAAGGCCGACGCGGACGATTGACCGTCCCAGTTTCGGGCGGATGCGCCCCCAGTTTTCGCGCGGGATCACCTCCGCGTCGATCATGACGACGGCGTGATTTTGCAAAATGACATCGGGCAGCGCGAATTTCATCACATCTTCCAACGTTTGACCCTCGCGGATTGTGACAGCGCGGGGCTGGCAAAACCGTTCGAATTGGGTGTCGGAAACGCGGTGCGCGTTCCGTTCAAAGTTCATGGGTTTCATGCGGCAGCCCGCGCCTTGGATGCAGGTCCGGTCAACAGCGCGTCGGAGGGCCAGAAATATCCGGTGATGCAGCGGGCCAAATTCGCGATCGGTTCCTGGACGACGGCGCCAGTTCCCCCATTCGCGTCTTCATCCGCGTGAACCACCCAACCGCCAAACGCATAAAGACCGATATGAGTCAGGAACTTGCCGCGCCGCATTTGGACAAAACACATCGGGCGCGGCTGCGGAATGTTTTCCATCAGTTCCACGCCCTCGGCGATGACGGCATTGACCGCGCGGACCCGCGACGTGGAAAATTCTGGGTCAGCGGGCAAGTCGGCTTGGAACGTCGGCAAGATGACGTCAGCTTGTTCCCGCCACGCCAAACAACAAAAACCCCAACACGACAAAGCGTCGCGCGTGAAACCTTTGAAATCGTAAGGCGCGCCGATGATGTCGGCCTGCCAGCCCAAAGGCGGGCAAAACGCGGCTAACTCTGCGGGGGTGGTGACGGGCGTCATTGCGGGAAGACTCCGGGGGTCAGACTGGGCGAGAATTTGAATGAACAAAACGGCTCTGCAGCGTCATTTGGTGGGGCCAGCTGGGCTTCGATCGCGACGTTCTGCAAGCGGATGGTGTTCAGGGTAAAGTCGGCGAAACTTTCCTCGACAATGTCAGGCGTGTCGGCCAGCACGATTTCCGCGGCGACGGTGATTTGCGCATCACCGGGCAGCAATTTGATCGCGTCACCAATCCGCCGATCGAGGTTTTCGAACCGCAAATTGCTGCCGGAAACATCCGTTCCCTGGGCGGGCAGCGTGAGTTCAAACATCCACGGAATGTAAGTGTGACCGCGCGAGGTGATCGCCTCGGGGTTGTTGACGAAATACATTGTGTTCGCATCCCAATCGAGCGGGAAGTCCTCGAAATCCTCGGCGGTCAAATCCGACCAATCCGGGAAATCAGCGCAGGTCATGCGGATCAGGAAGACATCAACATCCTCCGCATGTTGATCGGTGACATGTTTTAGATACCTATGGGTGGGCACGGTCTAAAAACTCCACTTCAAAGTCGACAAAGCGGTTTGCGCCTGGGGCCGGGCTGTCCACATAAGGACGATCATCCTGGGGGACGAAACGCGCCGCGACATCGTAACCGCGCAGGGGCACATTAAAGGCCCATTGCAAATTGCCGTCTTTCAAATCCGCATGAACCCAGTCTTCAAAAATCGCGAACTCCGCCAAGGTAAAACGCCACCGGCCTTTGAACCCGGACCAACCGCGCGTGAATTTGCGCGCACTCTTAGCCCCGTCTGCCATTGGCGATCGATTGATGTTTTTGGGCGGCAAGAGGGCGGACCCGTCTTTGTAGATTTCGCCGTCATTGCCGCGCAAATTCGCGGGCCAGGTCTTGACAGGCATCAGGCGGTTCCCAGTTTTTGGCGGACGCCATAAGCAGACTTCATGACCTTGGCACCTTGCGGTGACTGCAGGGCGGCGAGGCTTCCGGATTCAATCATCTTGGACAGGGTCACGCGCAGTTCACGTTCCCCATTTGGCCCTTGGCGGTCCTCGGTTGTTTTCTTCACGCCGACCTGATCGATCAAAGTGAAATTGATGGGCGAAGGGGCCGAGACCATGGCCGGGCGCTGCATGGCGGCCACGATCGCGCGGTTGTCGACGGCGGACAACACCCGTTCGTCTTTCTGCAAAATGAACGGATATTCGTCCCGCCCGATTGCGGACTTGCCGGAATGGGCGCGAGGCGCACCGAGGAAGGCCGAAATCGGCACCTGCCGCCGTGGTCCGCCGCTGCCGACCGAGGCGCGGCCATCATGGGCGACGCCGGCAGAGACGGTGCCGGGACCGCCGCCGCCAAAGAGTCCGCTGAAAAGATTGCCAATCCCGTTCTGAACGGACTGCGATGATGTCAGCAAATCCGTCAGAACCCGAAGGCCGACGCGGCCCAAATCTTCAAAACTGTCGATTGAACCGTTCAAGATCCCGTCCAGAACTTCCTGCGCTGCGGACATTGCATCCGTGGTGTCGACGGTCTTGCGCAGTTCGGTTTCATATTCGGTCAAATATTCTGTCATCTGACCGGATGTCAGGGACCCGCCACTGACCAAGGCCTCGACAATTTTCCGTTCCGTCGCCAGTTTTTCGGTGATGATTTCCTCGGCGGTTTTCAAAGAGTCGAGAATGCGGTCCTCGGCGGCATCCAATGTTTCCCCGAATTCGTCTTTTTCTGCTGCATCGGATTTGGCCTTTTCCAGATCGGCCAGTTTCTGCGCGCGAACTTCCAGCAAGCGGTTGAAATCTTCGGCGGGAATGTTGGCGAGGGCTTGCGCCGCTTCCAATTCCTGCGTCTGGATTTTGAATTTTTCAATCGGGTCGAAACTTTCCGCGATCGCGCGGGTCAATTCAGCGCGCGCCTCGGCGGTGCCGTCCAAGGTTTCGCGGAATTTAATCATCGCCGCATTCGCCGAATCCTGGTCCAAAACGCCCGCTGCGACCAAATCATTCAATTCCGTTTGGCGTTTGGACAAGACGCCGGTGATGTCGCCCAGGTCGGCGCGAATGCGGACCGCTTCGGCCTGTTGCCGGGCCAACTCGGCAGCCGCCGCTTTCGCATCGGAAGCCGCCTTGGCCTGGGCGCGGATGGCATCGACATCCTTGAATTTTTCAATGATGACGCGCCGCAGACGTTGATATTCTTCTTCGGTCGTTATCAGCCCGGTGCGGCGACCTGCGTCCAATTCGGCGAGGGCCTCCGCCTGGCGTTCACTCGCCGTCACCGCTTCCCCGCGCAGGCGGTTGATGGCCGCCTGCAAATCGGCGGTCGCGGTCGGGACGGCAGGATCATCGCCGCCCAACAGACCCCGCATGTCAAACTCAAACGGGTCAGCGTTTTCGCGGGCGTCCAGCTGGGCATAAAGATCATCTAGGAGAGCTTTATTTTTCTCCATCCGGTTTTCGAAATTCGTCCCAAAAATCGCACGCAGAACCGGGCTGTTGGATGCGACCCCGGCCAGCAATCTGGCGCGCTGTTGTTCAAGTTTGAAAATCTGTTCCTCAAGCGCGTCTGCGCCGCCGAACGAGGCAATTTGATTGAACAGAAAGGCTTGACTGTTTTTTGCATCAACAGCGAATTCGACAAATGCGGATTTCAATCGCAACTTGCTGGCCGCGACGCGCGCGTCCGCCTGTTCAATCACGGCGGAGGCCTCTTGCGCGGACCGGATTAAATCTTCGGAAAACACAATCCCGGAGCGCCGCGCGGTGTCGGTTAGGTCACCGAGGGAGCCCTCCATTTGCAGAAGCGCCCGCCCGGCCTCCGCGCCGCTGTCTCCAAAAGTGCGGACCAGAATGGTGTTTCGTTCGGTTTCTGACGACGCGGCGGCAAAGGCGGATTTCACGAGCGCAAGCCGCGCAGAAAGGTCATCCGTTCGCGCGACCTGTTCGACCAATTCCGGATTCAACAGCTTCATCGAAGAGAAAAACTCGCCCGTTCCCAGGGCAGCTTCATCCGTGATTTTCTTGAATGTCGCCAAAGCGCCCGACAACGCGGCTTGTTCAATTCGCAGGCCTTTGGCAGCAAATTGCAACGCCTGATATTCTTCGGCAGCGAGGCCCAGTTGATCCGCTTCATCGCCGATGCGCGCCAAGGCGTCAGCGGCTTCCGCGCCCGCTTTTGCGGCAGCGGCAGACGCCGCGACAACAGCGCCAAGCCCGATCGCGGCGGCGGCCCCGAACGGACCGAGGGCCCGAAGGCCAGACCCGGCAGGGCCCAAGCGGTCGGTCATCTGACCGATTGAGGATTTGACTTCACTGGCAACCGCGTCGACGCCTTTCAGGGACGACTTGGCAGGTTTGCCCGCGCGCTCGATTTGTTTCAGCGCTTTTTCGCCTGCCGGACCCGCTTCGGAGAGGGCCTTTTTGAGGCCTTCATCCTTGGCGAGGAGGCGGACAACGACGTCGGCGGTGTTACGGGCCATTTATTGCGTCACTTCGCTTTGTGCGGCGGCGTCAGCGGCCAGTTCGGCTTGTCCCGCCAAACCGCCACGGGCGGCGGATTGCAGCAAATCCAGCACGACATCGCGGCGGGCATCCGGAAGGATGATATCCAATTGGGTCAAGGCGTCACCCATGGCGAGGGTTTGAAGGGCGAACCCGCCCGTCCAATTGGTCGGGTCGAGGGCCAGATCAAAAATGGCATGTTCAGCATCAGCTTCAAAAGCATGGGCGAAACGCGGGCAAAGGCCGCGGCCATCTTCACGTTGTCCGCCGCTTGCGCAGGCGTCGCCCAAATCTTTGCAGTCTTGGCAGGCTTTCGCACCGCGTCCAAATTCGTGGCGGACACGGTGCGTCAGACGTTTCCCGCTGCGCGGACTTCGTGGAAGGGCCGCTCGGCCAAGGTCAGCCAATCATCCAGAATGTCTTTGTCGCGAAACAAGACAGCGAACGCGCGGCGGGTCGGGGTTTGGGCCTGCCCGTCGAGGGTGAAATTCTCGATCTGGGAAATCAGCCGGACGGCGAGGGCGACAGCGTAAAGAAATCGCGAATAGGCTTTGACATCCGCCATCGCCGCTTGGATTTCTTTCAGAACTTCATCGACTTCGGTCTGGGGCAGGCCGAATTCCGATTGGGTTTCTGTCGACGCGACCAGTTCGCGGAACCATTTCACCGCGGATTGAACCGCGACGTCATAATCCAGACTTGTCATCGGGCGAAATGTCGCCTTCGCCTGATCTTTGTCCGGACCAAAGGTCCATTTCAGGAGGGGGGTTTTGGATGTGATGTCCATGAAAGGGTCGCGCCTTAATCGTCAGGGTTGATTGTGTTGCGCAGGACGACGCGCATCATGGCTTTGTCCGCATTGGTGGTGCTGCGGGCCGCTTGACCGGAGAATGTCAGGCGCTGCAGCACGCCGTCTTTCGCGGGGTAAACCGCATCGCCAAAGACGCGGTCCATTTCGAACCGGATTTCAGACCCGTTCGGACCCGTGCCGGTGATGGCGACTTTCATCGGCGTGTCAGGACCGCCCAGGGCCGCGCGCTGCGCCTCGGTGCGGAAGCGGACGGCAAATCCGACCGTCAGGGACGGGTCGCCGACAAAAATGGCGTCATGGCCGTCTGCGCCGCCGACATATTTTTCAGTCTGCAGGTCGGTCGTGTAGGTCAGATTAGTTTCCAGCAACTTGCCGACGTTCACATCATTGACTTCGACGCTGAACCCTTGGCGCGGCACGAAAATGCGCGCGACTTCGGCGCGAATGTCAGCAGGCGCCAGCGCGACCGCAGGGTCGATATCCATGTCGCGCGGCTGGAAGGCCATGGACACGTCCTGAACGCCGCCTGCGCGGCTGACGTTCAAGGCGTAGCTGGACGCGGCGAGGCCCCAGGTCTGGCGCGTCGTTTGCGAATCCGTGTCGCGAATTGTGGCCGTTGGCAGGACCGCTTTGCCGGATGTGAAGGTGTGTTCGAAAACACCTGTGGAGGGTTCTGTCGTCGTCGGAACGCCCAACAAAGTGACCAGCCGGAAAAATTCCTCATTCAGGCAAAGGCGATGGGTTTCCGAAGCGGGCGGGACTTCGACATCGCCAAATTCCGGGTCCGTCGAATCCACATTTCCAATGACCCCATATTCTTGGACTTGGTCGACGGATTGACTGCGCGTCGGGTTCCAGGTCAGAAAATGCAAAGGCTGCATCGATGTGATGGCGGGCGTCGTGTCGGATGTTTGGCGCGCGAAATAGAACAGACGTTCGTCATCGCGCGGCATCGCCTCGGTGAATTTTTGATCTGCGGTTGTTGCAAAGGGCGGCATGGTCAAAGACCTTTCTTGAAATTGGGGTCAGGTGAAGGGGCGGCGGGGGCTAGGCTTTAGCCTGCGATTTCGCGGCAGGTTTTTTGGCCGGCGTCGGCTTGGCGGGGATGTCATAGCCGGCGAGGGCGATTTGCGCGTCCGTCGCAGGTTTCAAATCTGCGGCGCGAACGACGCGTTTTGTTGTCGGGTCAAAGAGGAAATCGGGCTTGGACATTTGAGAACCTTTCAAGAGTGTCAGGATAAAACGGAACGTGCGTCCAGCACGGCTTCCAGCGAAATATAAGCGGCGAGAGCGACATGATCGCCAATGTCAAAAGTCTGAAAATCGACGCCTGCGAAATCGAAGCTGACCGCCGTCAACTTGGTCGGCGTTTCGGGCGAGTCGGTCAGGCCGGTCAGGCGCAGCGGCGCGAGGATGGTTTCAATCTCCGCGACGCCGCGATCCAGAATGCCACGGCCAAACGCAGGGTCCGCCGTCAGATATTGCGCGGGGACGATAATCAGCCATTCCAGATCAAATTCATGCGTCGGTTCGTCGTCATCCGCGTTCAAGACTTGGCCCGGACGGCCCGCACCGGACATGACCGCCAAACGCCGCAAGACGTCAGGGGCTTTGTTGGGCGGGGTGTCAAAATCAACGTCGGTCGGGTCATCGACGCGGCATTCAGGCAGGACCGGACCGTCCACCGGATAGGCGACTGACTCGCCATTTGCATCCAGATAGGCGGCGCGCGCGGCGTCGAGGTTAGCATCACGGGTCGCGTTCAAATGTTCGGCGACCGCGTCCATGACTGGGCGGCGCTTCTGGGTGCCAAAGGACATCAGAATGAAAGCCCTGTTTCGCGTTCGGATTGGGTCAGCGATTGTTTGACGGCATCGGCCAGACGGGCGGGATGCCGGCGTCCGGCCTTTGCCATGATCTGCCGCGTGCGCAGGCGTTGTTTGATGTTCACCTGTTTCGCGAGGATGAAGACGGGAACGGTGACGCGCCCGTCCAAAGGCGTGTAAGCGCCGCGGGTCTTGGTCGCCTTGCGGGATTTCAGCTGGGTGAAGCGTCCGGACTTTGTCGCCCGCAATCGCGCGACCAGCATGACTTTGCCGCGCTTGGTCGTGACGGCGGTCAGGCTGTCTTCACCGTAACGGCGTTTGAACGCGTCGATGATCGACTCGCCTTTTTTCTGGCGAAGCTTTTCGGCAGGGCCGCCCGGAATGGGAATGGTCAGCATTTGGGCGGTGTTCGGACGGATGTTCGCGCCGTCGGCAAAGCTGGACAGGATGTGCGGGATCTTCGAATAAATCAGCGCCGTCGGTTCAAAACTTAGGCCGCGGGTCGGATATTGTTTGTCCCGGATTGTTGTCGCGACGCGGCGTTTGAAACCCGCGCGTTCGATGTCGACCCGCAAAGACGTCTTGGTCAGGGTCGAGCTGTCTTTCGTTCCGGCCTTCAACCCGGTCAACAGCGCCTTTGTGCGGTTGTCGATCGTCGCCTGCAAATTGCCGGTGATGGCCAAAAGGCTGTCGGATTTCATGAGAACGGCAATCCGGCGGGGGCGCTCGGCGCGACGTCAGACGGGTCGGTGGTTGGGGTCAGACCGACGATGTGCTGATATCCGCCGCGACCAAAGGCACGCGCTTTGGAATCCACATGAAAATGCACGTAATCCAGCAAGGGTTCATCGATCGTGATCAAATCGCCCGGCTGCGGGGTGAAGTCATCGGGGCAAGTGTGACGGCGCAGGCGCAAGGTGAAGCCTTTCATTTCGGCTTCGATCGCCGCGCCGTCCAGACCTTCTTCGGCGTCTTTGACCGTCACCCGTCCGACCGTTTGAAACAGTTCCGCCTCACCGCGAAAATAGGTCAGCCCGACGCCGTAATGTCCGTAAGTGACATCCAGCAGGCGTTGGGCATTTCTTTGGCGCGGTGACAGCGTCATGACGGGGTTGGTCGGTTGGGGTCTAGTTGCCGGACGCGGGGGCGGTGATCAGCGATGCCAAGTCGGCCAGCGTTTCGACCTGGTCAGCCTCAGCCAAACCTTCGGAGGAATTGTGAGCCTCGACAACAACGTCAGCGGCAGACTGCAGCGCGCCGAGTTTTTCGACGGCGTCGTCTTTTTCCGTTGTCAGGGTTTCGATCATGTCGGTCAAAGGCGCAGTCGCAGCAGCGATCGCGGCAGACACGTCAGGACCGCCCGCAGTGGATGCCGCGGCGCGCGCCGCTTGGCGGGCCGTGTCGCGGGCTGCAGCCGCTTTGCGGGCGTCTTTATCGGCCTTCAACACTGCCGTTTTTCCGCCCGCCTCTTTCAGTGCTGCCAACGCGGCGGCGTCATTTGTGTAACCTTTGGCGGCGGCGAAAAGAACAGCAGCGGGTGATGGGTTTTTGTAATCGATCCCCTCTTTGAAGGTCTCGCCGACGCGCGCCGTGGGAAGCGCGAATGTGAAGGTTTTGGTGAATTTCATGATGGGGTCCTTTCCGGGGCTTCAAGTCATGAGAAAAAACCGCGCGGGCGGAATGACCGCGCGGTTTGAAGTGATGATTTGAGGCGGCGCCTAGCTGACTTCGACGCAAAGTTCGGGACGGGCGGCGAGGCAAATTTTCGCCGCTTCGCCTTCAATCTCGATCCCTTTTTGCTTGCCGAGTTCTTCCGGATAAATGTGGATTTCCTCATTCGGCGCTTGATTGACGGCGTCCATCCGATTTGGCGGGGCGTCATACTCGCGGAATGTGTCCATCGTTCCGACCGGGATGGCGTGGCCTTTGCCGGCTGCGATGAAATCAACGACGGTGCCGGCGCTGTTTTTGGCTTTACCCTGATATTGTTCGAACACCGTGTCACCCAACATGAGGCGGCGACGTGGATTTGGCGATGTTGGGTTCTGGCGGGTCGTTGCCAGCATCGCGAGCGCTGCGGCGTGGCCGAGAAGGTATTTCTCGTAATTCGGATGATTTTCCAATCCGTCGAAGAATCCCTTATCACAGTAAACGATGTTGCCCGTGGACGTTTCGCCCAAGAGATTGTCCGCCATGTAATCGGACAGTTCTTTTTCCGCGCCGCGGATGTCTGCGCTGTCGTTTGAGAGATCGAAATCAATCGTCTTTTGCGTGATACCAAAGGCGTCATGCAAATTATACATGACCGACTGATCTTTCGGATTCACGATGCGGCCCTTGATGCCGTTAATCCGCAAAAATTCGAACGTCATGTCGTAAGGCTTGCGGACTTTACCAAGGCGGCGGGAATAAGCCTCGGACATTTGCTGCGGTCGCAGCGGGCCCTCGGCAAATGCCGTGATGCCCTGAATGTCATTCGGGGTCAGGACGTCTTCCAGCTTGAATGATGGAATGTGGAAGCTGATGAAATCATCGGCTTCATGTGTCAATTGCTGGTTTTTGCCATCGCGGCTGACCGCGTCCAAAAGGACGATTTCACCGTCGCGCAAGGCAAGGGTGACGTAAGTGTCGGGCGTGCCTTGACGCGTGAAAACACCGTCTTGGCCGATGCGAGAATAGAGATTGGGTTCACGGTTTACCGCGTGGCTGAGGCCTTGGATGTTAAAAGGAAACATGGGGTGTCTTTCTGTTGGGGTTTCGGCTTTGACGCGAAATGTTGGGAATGAATCGCCCCGCCGTTAAGCGGGACCAGTTTCAGATTTGGGGGTCAGAGTTTAGGACGGAACGCCGTCTTCAATGTTCCAACCTTTGCCCGTCAGGGTCGCTTCAATCGCTGTCGCCTGGGCGGCGTCGGCTGGCAGTTCCAGACCGTCACGGACGAGGATGCCGGGGCCTGCGTCCAGATATCCAATTGGGTGCGATTCTCCGACGCGGATTTGAATTGCAGTGATGCAAATCCCGGTGACAGTTGCGACAGCAGCGGTGTCAAAGACGGCGCTGCGATCTGTTCCCGTCAACAACACGCCCGGTTGCAGGGTGATGGTTTCCGATGTGCCATTGGTGAAGGTGGCGTTTCCGCGGCAATAATCCGGATCAAATTCTTTTTTAAGAACGGCGGAAAGCGGACGGGGTTGGCTTCGTTTTTCAGTTTGCATGATTTAGTCCAGTTTTGGTTTTAGGTTTGAATGGGGAAATCTGCGACGCCGCGCGGCGGCGCAGGTTTAGGTCAGCGGGCGTCTTAGGCTTTGGCCTTGGTCGCCTGATGTTTGGCCAGCACGTCGTCCAGCTTGTCCGTTTTTCCGGACCTTGAACCACCCGTGCCGAGTTTCGGGCTTGGCGGGGCGAAGCCGCGTTTGGATGGCTTCGCAGCTTTGCCGAGAACACGCTTGGCACCGTCGACGGACATGCCTTCGGCAGCGAGTTCGGCGGCGAGGGCTTCGCGGCCTACCGCCTCGGGCAGGTTGTTGATGGCAGACATGCGATGACGCTCGGCGGCGACAGCATCTTTGACCGCATCGCCTGTCGGGGCAGGTGCGGGATCAGCGGAGGCCGAAACCCTCGCGGTCGCGGCTTTGGCGATGCGCGAGGCCTTGGCACGGAAAACGGCGGACGGGGCGACCTCTTCGTCGTCATCATCCATGGCATCTTCGGTCTGGGCAATTTCTTCATCGTCCATCGCTTCAAGGTCGTCGTCTTCTTCCATGGCGGCGACGTCTTCGTCTACGTCCATGGTTTTGACGTCTTCGTCATCCATTCCGTCGACGTCTTCTTTCACGTCTTCGTCAATGGCGGTTTTCAGTTCGTCTTCGTCCAGGCCTTCGGCGGTTGCGAAGGCGAGGGTGCAAGCCGCTGCCGTCAGGGCAATGGCCAGGGATGCGCGGTGCCGCGCGAATGATTTCGACATGTGAGTCTCCAATTTTGGGGTCGAAGTTGAAGCTGCCGAGGGATCGGCAACCGGTTCTGGCGCAGGCGGCACCGGAATGGGGTCGGGCGCGGGTTCGGGGGTTTCCCCCGCCGCGAGGGAGGACAGCCGCGCGAGCGCGCCGGACAGGTCCGTCAATGAATTAACAAGGCCGAGGTCTTGGGCCTGGGCGGTCAGGAATGCGCCCGCTTGCATGTCCGCAACCGCTTCGGTCGTCAGGCCTCGGCCTTCCGCGACGCGGGTGAAAAACATGTCGGCCAAGGCATTGATTTCGGATTCGGTCGCCGCCAGTTCCGCATCGGACATTTCGGTTTCGGGATGGCCCCAGCTTTTGCGGTCGCCCGACGTGATCATGTCGATGCGGACGCCGTCTTTTTTCATCTTTCCGGTGAAATCATAGCGGCCATAAATCACGCCGATGGAACCCGTCGTCGCGGTCAAGGCCGCGTGGATTTCTGACGTTTGGGACGCGAGCGCGTAAGCCGCAGAACACAACAGGCCCGACGTGTGGGTGACAATCGGTTTCTCTTTTGCCCAGACGCCGATTTTGTCGGCGAGTTCGAAACAGCCATTGACCATACCGCCGGGGCTGTCGATGTCCAGCAAGATCCCAGCGCAATCCGGGTCCGCCATGGCGGCGGCAATGTCAGCTTCAATCCGGTCGTAACCGTCAACGCAGACCATGTCCCCCCACATGGCGGCCTTGTTCAACAGCGGACCTTCGATCGCGATGTGCGCCAGATAGGGGTCGGCCTGGATGACGGGGGTGACGGACGTTCCGGCGGACAGCTGGATGCGGGTCGCCAAAACCCGCGAGGCCGTGGCCTCGCCGCGGTTCGGCTTCCCTTTGGCGATTGCACGCCGCATCAATTTGTCCGCCAGCTTTGCGCCGCGGGGCGAGTAAGCCGCCTGCAAACGCGCGTGAAGTTCGTTCACGACCGTCGGCAACAGCAAAAGCGGACGACCGGTCAGGGTCAGGTGATTTGGCAAGGCCGGATGGGTCATTCGGAATTTCCGGGTGGTGAAGGGAGCAGAGCGGATTCGCGGACGCCGGGCGCGTTCAGACCGTGTTTTTCATTGATGCGGGCGACGCGGGCGCGTTGGGCGGCGACGGTTTCGTAGTCTTTGCCCTCTTGGGCTGCGAGTTCGATTTCGGACGCCGTTCCGGTTTCAAGCGCGAGGACAGCGCCTTTGCGTTCTTTCTCCGGGTCGATGTAACCGCGGGCAGGGCCGACCCATTCGGACCGACACCAGGCGGCGGGTTCGTCATAAAGGTCGGCGCAACCGGGCGGCAGGGTGATGCGGCCCAAGGCGATGGCTTCATCAAGAATCGCGAAGTAAAGCGGCTGGACGATTTGCGCGCCAAAATCCGCGCGGTCGATCATGACGTCATTCCAGATTTCATTGTATTGGCCGCGCATGGTCGAGAAATTCAGGCCCGTGTAATCGCCTGAAATCGCGCTTTCAGGGACGCCGAGGGTCGCCGCGATGTTGCGCTGCAGGATGCGGTTGAACTGGTCAAAGGACCCGGCGCTGCGGCCCAGTGTGTTGCCTTCGACTTTGTCGCCGGGCATCAAAATCGGGATGGTGATGCCGTCCATCATGACCGGCTTGTTCTGATAAAAGTCCATGCGCTGATCTTGGAATGACACGACGCTGTCGCCCGTCGCCTGATCAAGGCCCAGCATTTCGGCGACCGCATCGGTGTCAAATCCGGACTGGACAAAGGCGGCGAAGGTTGCGTTCAGAACTGCGCTTTGCAGTTCGGTGCGTTCCATCTTTGACCGCATCGCAAATTTCTCGATCAGCGGGGCCATGAAACTCATGCCGCGGGTTTCTTCGGCGCGCTGTTGGCGGAACCCTCGGATGAAGACGGGGCGGCCTTCCGGCGTTTCCCGTTCAACGAAATCCCATTCCATGGTTTTCGCGTTGGCGACATAATCGGAGGCATGGGCTTTGCGAATCCAATATCCTTGATCCGCGCCATATTCGTCCAACTCGATCCCCTCGCGCAGGGTTTCGGTGTCCGGCTTATTGTGCGGATTGCTGATGCGGGATGAGTCGATGATCTGGACGCCCGTGCCGTAAATCGAACGCGGGTCCGGGCGGTAGATTAGGCAAGCGGCGGTTTCGTTCAACATCGACCATTCGGTGTGAAGGGTCCGCAGGACGCCGCCGAAATCGTGACGGCGGGCGGCGCAGAAATTCTTGCGTGGATCATTCGTGGCGACCCAGAATTCGCGTTCGATCTGATCGGACAGGTCTTCGGCTTGGGCTTGGGTGATGCCCAGCAATTCGGCGAATGGCATGGCTTGCAATTTCCAGCCTGCGCCGATCGCCATTCCGGTGCGCTTCCGGACGGCGGTGCCGACCAAGGATTCATTGCGGTGCAAATCATGGACGCGGTCGACAATGGTTTGGCGATTGAAACGCGCGGCAGTATCCGCCGACAAATGCGGGGACCGGAACTGCGTCAGTTCTTGGCTTTCCTGCGACCCGCCGCGATAAACGGGATTTCCCCAACCGCCGGAAAAGGCCGACGGGCGTGATGCCTTGCGCGCCTGATAAGCGGCCACGCGTTTGGGTTCGCTGACCGCTTGGTTCGTGTTCGGGTCGATGATGGCGCGGGTCATGATTTACCTGTGACTCACAATGGGGCGAAGGGCGCGGCGCGAGGTTTGGACGACGGTGTCATCGTCGCCCATCACAACAGCGCAGGACCCGGTCGCATATTGGCGCTTCAATTCTTCGATGCGGCGACGGAGGCCACTTTCGATGGCGCTGCCCGCTTGGAAATCCGTGCGTTCGGGCCCGTCCTGAATTCCGATGACGCGTTCGCCGGTTAGATAAGCGTCCAGGGCGTCTTCGGCTTTCGTGATGCGCGCGGCGAGGGCTTGGCATTTGGTCAGCGAGTAAGCCATCAGCTTTGGTTCCCCGGATAATTGGCCAGCTTTTTCATCCAGGACGGGCGTTGATCAGGACGTACCGGACGGTCAGGCGTTTCCGGTTCGGATTGGACGCGCGCCAGCTTTTCAAGCGGTGTCAGGTCGATCTCGGTCGGGTCGATGGCTTCGCGCGTGAACAGCGCGGTCCAATCGGATTCGGTCATCCGGTTCAGGCCATACATGAGGGCGAGCGCGTAACCGTAGACTTCCAAGTCCAGTTGCTCATTCGGGCGACTGGCGATGCGGACCCATTCTTCTTTGCGTTTGATGTCGTCTTTGATGAAATTCTCGGCGACCAATTGTTTGGCGAAGCCGCTGTCGATTTCCTCGTGATAGAAGAAATTGACGCCCGACTGCAGCTGACCTTCGGCGTGCGAGCGCAGCGCATTTTGCAGGCCAAAGAACACGACTTTTTTCAATTGGTGCGTGTTCAGCAATGTCAGCGGCACGCGTTGTTCGGTGCGCTTGCGCAGGCCCTTCAATTTGCCGCCTTTGCGGGACGCCTGGAACAAGGGTTCATGCTGGGCCTGCGGGCCGGTCATGCCTTTGATGCCGTGGACATCCGGATTTCCGAGGATGAAGCGGTAGGCGTCTTGGGTGTTGTGGCCGCCCGTGTCGACGCCCATTTTGACCGCGCGCTGCGGACGCAGATGGGTCGAGGGCCATTCGCGGTTGAACGTCCGGCGCAGTTCGGTCCAGGCTTCGGGCGTGAACGGCGCGTGATCGATGATGCCATGGTCGATCGTCGCGATCATTCCGTTGGGACCATAAGCCTTGGCCGCCCATTCGATGCGGTCGCCTTGCAAGTCGGCGACCATGACGACAAATCCGGCCCAAGGCGGGATGAACCCGCGGCGGATGGGGCGGGTCTTTGCATCAGGGGCCCCGCCGCGCATTTCAAAGATGGCTTCATGTTTTGGTTTGTCCAAAGCCGGTTCGAACGGCTCGCCAAGGTATTGTTGATAAAACGGTTTCAGCGCGATGGGGTCGTCTTTCACCTTGATCCATTTTTTCCAGATCGCGGACCAGCTGGAAAAGGGCGATTGACCGCGCCAGATGTGAAAGCTTTTGTCTCGGCCTTCGGTGTCGCGCGTGACGGCGGCGTCGAAATCCTCGGCGGCGATGACGTCTTCCATGACTTTGTCATCTGCGCCAATTTTCCATGGGACTTGGTTGGCTGGGTTTTTGGATTTGAAACAGGGAACGAAACGGCAATCACCGCCAAGGCGCGGGGTCTGGTTCATCGCGCGTTTTTCGGAATGTTCAATCTGCGTCCCGCAACACGGCGCGAACATGACAGCGCGGCCTTCGGTTTCGGCCATGTGATGAAAACGCATCCGGAAGTGGTCGGCGCAATGCGGACATTTCCAGAAAATCCAACGCTGATCGCCGTCTTGGAAAAGTTCGGTGATCTTGCAAAGCGGTTTCCCGTCTTCGGTCTCGCCTGCCATTCCGGGCGTGGATGGGACGATGACTTTCAGTTCGCCCTCATATTGCGTGCCCCGTTCGATCGCTTGGTCCAGGGCGTGACCGCGCCCATCCGTGTCGGCAGGCGCTTCGGCGATTTCCTCGAAAACGATCAGGCCAACGGTGATCATCTGCAGGCCTTTGGATGACCCCGCCGTCGTCAGGGTGATGGTGCCGTCGCGGAATTCTTTCAGCTTCACCGTCGTCTTTTTCTTGCTGGCCGTGTTGCCGATGCCGTGAACGCGGCGGGCCAGACCCGGACAGGCGCGGAGCATCGGGTCTAGCTTTGTCCGTTCGTATTTGGTCAGTTCTTCATTGGACGGCAGGATGACCAGAATTCCGCGCGGATTGTCCTGGATGAATGAACCGATCGTGTTCTTTGCGATCTCGGATTTGATCGACTGCGCCGATCCCCGAATGGGAATGATGACGGATGGGTCGGACAGCGAACACGCTTCCATGATTTCAACGGCGACGGGGAATCGGTCGTTTGACCAAGGGCCGGGCTTGTTCGATTCGATGCGCGAGACGATGCGATCTTGATCGGCCCAATCGGCGACGCTGCGTTCCGGAACAGGCTCGGCGGAAATGGCAACAGCGGACAGGCCAGCCATGATGGCCGACTTCAATCCGGGGACAAGGGCGAACATGTTTAGGCGGGACGCCCTTCGGACTTCGGGTTCAAGACGGCGTCGAATTCTTCGTCGCGCAAGGATTGAACTTTGGCGATGATGTCAGCCAGACGGGCGCGGAACCCGCCGGAATGATGCGGGTCGAGGCGCGCCATTTCGCGTTCGGCCAGATCGGAAATTTGCTGCATCATGCCGCGGCGTCGGGATTTAAGGATGGCTTGGGTTGGCTTCTTGCGATCGTCGCCGAGGTTGTTAACCGCGAGGATGGCTTCGGTGTCGTCCGACAGGTTCACGCCGAAAAGGGCTTCTTTCAACATCGTCATCAACAGCCCGATCAGAACTTCCATTTCAGACGTGGCGACCAGGTCGCGGGTTTCTTTGAACAACTCGAGTCGCGCCTTGTCCGCCTGCGCTTCCTCGCGCTCGGCCTTCGCCGTCCGGGCGCGGTCCAGATCGGTGACGGGGGTGACGGGGGTGACGGCGGATTTGGCCGCGAAGGCGGGGACAGCCGCCAGCTTTGGTTTGGACTTGGTTTTGGCAGCGGGCTTTTTGGATTTGGATTTGGATTTGGACGCGGACTTGAATTTGAGGTGTTCGCCCTTCATCACTTCGCGGGAAAAGCTATCCCGGTGATCGGCGACGCGGGCCGGGGAAACCATCAGGAAACGTCCAGGCGTGTCTTCGATCAGGCCATGGCGCTTGCAATATCGATTCAGGTTCTGCGACGACGTCTGGTCACCCTGCGCCGACAATAGCTTCGCGCAGGCGGTGATCGTCATAAAGTCGGACGTGATATCGGTTTTCTTGTCTTGCATCGTAAGACCCGCCGAAGCGGGGGAAACCCTAAAGGGTGTTTGGGGTGACGATTAAAGGGAGTTTTCAGACACCCCTTTTTGAAAATCGTCGGCACACAGAAAAAAAATGCCAAAGGCCAACCGTATACGATTTTTCCCGCAGGGGGGACCCGCGAGGCCTTTGAGGCGCAATTGTCTGGAATACCTGTTTGGCTATGCGAAGTTGGAACCACCCGTCAACAATAAATTTCGCCAAGCGCACCCAGCGCCTCCATCAACAGCATTCCCGCCGCAGATCGCCGCGCTTTGTCACCGCGATAGCGATCCACGACGCCGCCGACGTTGACCTGCGCAATATCCATCACGACCATCTTGTTCAGCACGTCCCAACATCCCGCAGTCATGCCAGCTTCCGCGCGCCGCAACCGATCCCGCGCATCCATCACCGCCCCGCGAGCGGAGGCGACCCCATCTGCCATGCCCGACCCGCCGCCGACGGCGTCATATTTCACTGTCATTCCCGCGCCGGAATAATAGGCCAAGTCATGGTCTGCCCGAAACCGTGAGGCGAACCCGACTTCGCGGTCTGTCAACATGCCTTTGGCGTGCAGCTGCCGAACGCCCGCGGGCAATTCACCGGACAGGCGGACCGCGCGGCCCAATCGCGTGAACGGCGCGACCTTCGCAGACTTCGTCGCGCGATGTCCGGTCGGGACCGATTGCAATGACATCGACCGCAGCGTCTTGTCCCAGATTTCATCCGCGCGTTGATCCGACAGCACCGCGCCGGAAATTTTGCGCAACGACGCCCGCCGTGCCGAGCGCCGCCGCTTCCAAGCGCTGACAGTTTCGCCGTCGACGCGGTCCAGCCCAAGCGTGAACGCGACCCCAATCCGGTGCAATCCGAACGCAACGTTGATCGCCGAGACCGCCTTCATTGCGAGGTATCCGACAGGGTCATGGTCAAAACACCATGACCCTGTTTTTCTGGGGACCATGACCCTGTTTCTAACCCTTTGTTTTTATTTACTTTCATTAAAAAAGAACCCTAAAAAAACCGTGTCAAGGGTCATGGTCCAAGGTATTTCAAAGATTTTTCCAGAAAAAAACAAATGCCGCTTTGACCGGACCGCCGTCACGTCAACGGAGCCCGCACGAAAAATATCTGAACGAAACTTGGGCTGACCTTGGACCATGACCCTAAAAAAATGTTGACATTGAAAAACCCGTGCGAATTCAACAGCATCCCCCGCACCCGAAGAGGGTCATGCCAAAACCGAGCATGACCCTAAACGCGAGGCCATGACCCTTTTTGTCCATTTTTGTCCATTTTTCGACCCCAAGGCCTGCCCTGCCTCCCCGAAAAGCAAAGCACGGGGCAGGGGGAAAGCGTCGGATGACGGCGGGAAAGATGACGGTGACGCGGTCACGGTCAACGCAGGCGAAAATCCGCCGCCCGCATCCGCACATCGCGCGGGGGTCTGGATTTTAAGGACAGGGAAGGGAAAAAGGACGCGCTGCGCGCGCCTTTGATGGGCGGTGCCAAGGGGATTGGGTGTGACGTTTGAACGTCATCAGATCACGGTCATGCCCCGCCTGGAACGGCGGCGGGGAAGGTGGGGGAAAGGCGGAGGCGTTGGCCCTAAAACACGCCGCCAAGGCCCAAAAATATCCAAGCCGCAATCAGGATGCCAGGCAGGACAAACCCGCCTAGAAACACGCCGAACATCACGCCGCCAACGCCAATGCCGGACGCGCGCGATCGCAGCGCATTGCCGCTGCGGAATGGCTCGCCGCAGGTTGGACAGAAATGCGCCGCCCGCGACACATGCGTTTTGCAGGACGGACAATCCATCAACCGCGGCAGCTGCGTCGGCTTGGGAATGATTTTTAATTGGGGGCCGTTGGTCGGCGGGGTTGGCTCGGTCATGGGGTCAGCCTGCAAAAACAGCGGAAGATCCCGCCAACCGCAGGCCTAAGTCCACACGCAAGGCGTGTCAAATCAGGCGAACAATTTGGTCTGGCCGTCACAACGCCGCCATGCGGATGATGTGCTGGCGCCAGCTGTTGATGTCGCCGTCACCGCTTTTAAACTTCAAAATGGTCGACCAATAACTATGGGTCAGATGTTTCTCTGATTTCACTGAAAATCCGCGCAGGGAAACATGGCGCAAACCCGACCGCGCCGCATAAAAGTCCGCGTAAAAAGTTGACGTCCGCGCGCCTTTTTCGTCTGTGAAATAAAAGTCGACCGTTCCGATGAATCGCAGCCTTTCATGCGCCGCGCGCTGCAATCGTCTATTTTCCGCGCGCCGCTGCTGCCGCCGGAAATATCCACGCCAAACCCTAGGATCATACCACCGCAAGCCAATCCGGCGAAATGACGGGGGAAGGGGACGACGCAACGGGCCTTCGGGACGCTTGGCGGTCATGTTCAAGCCTCCCAAAGGTCGAGGGTCGCCGCGCAAGATTTGCCCGCCGCGCCGGACATGGATGGGTTGTGACGGGCCCGAGGGTCGGGCCGACTGCAGTCTAACAGCGCCCAGACCGGTCCGCACCGCGGACAGGACGCCCGCGCCGAATGTGTCTCGCCTTTGGTCAGACGCCGCACGGTATGCGCCGCCACAAGCCTGGACGCCCCGCACCGGGTGCAGCCCTCGGCCATGTGGCGCGCGGCATCGGCGAGCGCTGCGCTCATGTTTCAAAACCCAATTCGGGCAGGGTTCCGGTCGCTTGGTATTCGGCGACCAGCTGCTGCAGCTGCGCGCGGTTTGGCAGGGCGTAACCTTGCCCCCAAACGTTTTGGATGGGGCAATCGATCAGCGCCAAAATCCACCGGGCGCGCGACAGCCAGACGTCGATGGTTTTTTCCAGCGGTTGGTCCGCTTCGGATTTTTCGGAATAAACCTCCGCATAAATTTCAGACCGCGACCGGACCGTGACCCGCAGCGCGCAGATGACTTGCGAGGCTTTGCGCGAGGGTCTTTTCACTTTCGGAATGGGGTCAGGATAACACGCGGCCCTGCCAACAGCCATCAAAAACACCGTCAGCGCCGCGACATCATTGTCGAGGCGCGCCGACTTGGCCCGCAAAATATGATCAACCTCCGCCGCATAATCTTCCAGCGCCGCGCGGTGCATCAGGGTGAAGTCAGGCGGAATCGGCGGCAGCGCGAATTCAGTCATTTTCCAAGGCCTCGACAAATTCCAGCAAAACATCGGCGTGGCAGGGCGCGCCGGGGCGACACCAACACGCCAAATTATGTCCGGCCAATTCGGGCAAGCGCGTCAAAAGGGCTTCGCGCTCGATCGCCAAATCGGGGACATCCAAACCCCCGTCCAGCCATTTGCGAAACGCGGCGACGGCGCGATCTGCCGTGATAACACCGCTGACCCTGAACGGATTGGCGAAGGGCCCCGGTCGGGCGACACCACGCGCCGGCAGCCCATTTTCGGCCTTTGAACCCGCCTGCAAACGAAACCCTCGACCGCGCGACAATTGCAACCGAACGGGGCGGGTCATGACTTTTTCTTTCGGGCGATGGCCTGCGCCCTGCGGCGGTCGCGCCGGTTCATCCCCGCGTAAGGATTGGCCGCCGCACCGATGCGCGCCTGCCGTTCCGCCGCAAGCCGCGCCTGCGCCAGTTTTTGCGCATCAAGCGCGCAATGATCGCAGCCCATCTTTGGAACATTAAATTCGAAACACCACTCTTGCATCAGCTTTTTCCTTTTTTCTGGATTTCTTGGACGGACTTCTCAACGAAATATGCGTGATCTTCATCGCGCTTCGACCAAGCGTCGAGCGTTGAAGCCATTAAAATTGCACCGCTTTGGCGATCGGTGTTGCTGGTGTAAATTACCCGACCAGGTGACTCCGGGTTCAAATCGGCCTCGGTATTTGTAACTGACAAAAGAAGAACAAACGCGCATTCACCTTTGCGCTGACTTACCCTTTCAAGACGACGTTCAATGATGTTGGTCAATGAATTCAGATCCTTCGAAACACGCTCTGCCGGGGTCATGACAAACCCTCCGCAGCGGTGTCGGGGAAGGCGTCATGGGTTTGGCCGTCCAGGGTGCGACCTGCGGCTTTCTTGCCGGTGCGCTCTAAAAGAACTAAATCGGAGTCGTCTTCCAGATCACCGTAATCGACATCCCAAGTCTTGCAGGCTGGGTCTTCATAAAGGCCGTCCCCATCGCTATCGATCCAAGGGGCAACGTGACCGTCAACATAGCCGCCATTTTGAGACTGGAAGAAAGGCGCGTCTGCCGTTTGCCACGGCAACCACTCGCCCCATTGCTTAAAGAAAAATGCGATATCGGCAGCGGCGCATTGATCGCGCAGGGTCCGCGCCCAATCGGGGTGCATCGGACGGGCATCCGGCCCGCTTTCTCCACCAACAATGACCCAATCTAGGATGGTCGAAACATCGCCCTCATGGGCGGCGTGCTTTGCCTCATGGCGGTCCATTGAATTCCAAATGGACCCGTCAGGGGTCGTGATTTCAGTCAAATCCACAGGCCCCAACAGCGGCTCGGCGCTGATGAAGCGGATGGCGGCGGGCGTGTCCAGCAAGAGCGGGATGCGCGCATCGGCGGAAGGCTGATCCTCAACCGACGTGCCCAGCCAGACATTGGGGAGAGGCCAAACGTCTGAATAAAGCGCATCTTCCAAACGACCAGTTTCGTCATGATGTGTTTGCGATGCGTGGACGTCGTCATCATTTTCAACACGCCGCCGAATGCGGTCAATTTCCGGCCAATCACCGCACTCAAAATTTATGTCTCTGTCGAAACTTTCAAACCAATCCCGCATCCGCTCCGGATGTTTGGTCAAAATCTGGAACGTGTGCTGCGGCGCGAGGGCCATCACGGCAAAGGCGCGGTCAACGGCGGCATCGGGAACGCTGGGATGAAACAGATCGCCCATCGAATTGACAAAATATCGAGACGGCTTTTTCCGGCGCAGCGGTTCCTCCCAAATTTTATCGCCTGCAATCCCGATCTTGCCGGTCCAGACGGCCTTGCCGTTCACTTTCTTCGTCGTGCCCTCATATTGGGGGGTGTTGCCTGTTTTGGCGTGCATTTTTTCCAGCCGCGCCGCCATTTTCATCGCGTAACAATTCGTGCAGCCTTTCGACGTGACGGTGCAACCGACAATCGGGTTCCAAGTCTGATCCGTCCATTCAATATTCGTCATGATGTGAGTCCTTCATTTTGGGGTTTGGGTTGGTCGTCAGAACTGGCATCCGCGCGCGTCATCGCTGTTTCGATGCGCAGATAAATCCATGCCACGACGTTGACCGGCCAGCTGTTGCCCATCGCTTTGTAACGCGGGCCATCAGGGCATTTGGCGGCGGGTTTGTTGCGATAAGGGATTTGGGTCCAGTCATCCGGAAACCCCTGCAGGCGCTCGGTTTCAACGGGCATCAGGCGCCGGACGGCGTATTCTGTCGCGATCGCTCCAACACCAATTCCCGCACGGCCGCCATTCGGCGTTAAAAGCGCGTTGGCGAGGCCGTCATTTCGGAATTCCAAAGACGACCCTTTTTTCCGACCGCGAACGGCGAGGGTAAACGGCTCTGCGATGTAACTTTGTTGTTTTGCACCGGGTTGGGCTGCAAGAGCTCCAGCAATCGCGCCATCGCCATTAATTAACCGAACTTCGTCCCGCGTATTTTGTGCAAACGCAATCGCTTGGGTCGGCAGTCCATCCAGCGCGCCGACCAGCGGGCCGCTGACGCCTTGGCGCGCGCTGAAGGCGATTAAATCTGTTGCATCTTTGTGGTCCCTGGCCTTGACTGTTGATGCCGTGCAGTCATCCGAATATTCGCCAAAGGCGACCATGCGGAAGGTTTCAACGGTCAGCGGTGTTCCACGACCCGTCCCGTCCTCGCTGGCATCAAACCCTTCACCGCGCAGGGTGTGTGCGATGTCAGAAACCAATCCCGCGCCGCGTTGGCTGAAAACTTCTTGATTTGACGCACCAATTCCGCCCGTGTTGGCGGATTGGTTCAGACTGGGATGGCATTCGGTGCCGTCCCAATGGCTACCTGTTTTAGGGCGATTTCCAACATCGGCGGCAAATCCTTTCCCCGATTGTCGGCACGGCGCAGGATTCCCTTGCAGGCTTTTTCGCTCAAGTAATATTTCGGCGGGATCGACGTCCGGATCAAAACTGACGACAATGAACACGCGTCGGCGGCGTTGGGCCAATCCGAACCATTGAGCGTCGAGGGTCCGCCAAGCGAGCCGTGCCCGTGGCCCGGCAGCCAAACCGAAACTTGGCCATTTGATCGGTTGCCAACCCCAGGTTCCGCCGACGGATGCGCCTTCTTCGCAAACCGGCTTGCCGCCAATCGTCCGACCCGTGTCGATGAAAAGCGGGGTGTGGATGAATCCCCATTTTGCACCGGGTGGCAATATTTCATCCACTCCGCCGACAAGGCCTGAAATGAGACAGCCAAAGGCATTGGTTTTGTCGGACAGGATGCCGGGGACATTTTCGTAAAGGGCGACCCGAAGAGATCCGTTTGTTGTGAGGTCATGGCAAAGGTCCACATATTTTAAAGTTAAGTTTCCGCGATCGTCGTCCAATCCTTTCCGCCCGCCCGCGATCGAGAACGATTGGCACGGCGGCCCGCCAACCAAAACCTGTGCGGGATACATGTGGGCAGGATTGATTTTGGTGAAGTCGCCAAGGTTGCGCGCATCCGGACAACGGATTTTCAGCACGGCACAGGGGAAGGGCTCGATTTCGGAAACGGTGTCCGTTCGCCACGGCACACCCGATTTGCGGATGGCGACGTCATTGGCCTCAACCCCCGAAAAAACACTGGCGACAATTCGGGTCATTTTTGGGGCGTCAGTTCCGCAAATCGTGCGAGGAACATATCTTTGGATGCGGCGGGGGCGGTGCAATGCAAGGCATCGAAGGTTGGCCACGCGTTTTTTTCGGACAGCTTGAATTTCAAACAATCGGCCAAACCCCAGTCATCGGCAGGGACGCTGGACAGGTGTTTTTGCTCCAACGCGAGGGCCCACAAATCCGCTGCCTTGACGCGCGAGTCGGCGAAGGTGGAAGGGTCGACGGGCAACGCTTTGCAGATCGCGGTCATCATGACGCGTTCATGTTCCAAATAATCGGGCAGCAAGCGTTTCAGCGGCGAAACGATGTCGCCCAGATAGGCCTCCGCCGCGTCATGCAACAGGCCTGCAAGCGCAAGGTCGGGATCAATCAAATGGCTGACCAAAACCGAATGGGCGGCGACAGAATAAAACTGCGGCAGGTGGCCGTTGAAACGCGCTTGATGGGCGAGGGCATGGGCGATGTCCTCGATGTTGATTGACGCAGGGTCAGGGGACAGGATGTCTACATAAACGCCGGACACGGTCGCGACTTCGGTCGGGGCGGGGCGATGTCGGGTCATGATTTTGTCTCCGGGTTTGGGGTGGTTTTCAGTTTGTCTTGGGCGTCCTGGATGGCGGCGCGGATGGCGGGTTCAGCGAGGGCCAGAACCGCCGCGGACACGTTCAACACGCGCAGGATTTTCAGCGGGTCACCGCCCTGCGCCATCAGGAAATCCCGCTCGCGCGCGGCCCCGTCATAAGTCCCGTGATGGAAATATGACTTCGCCGTCAGAACAAAACTAACCGCCTGATCAGACGCGGGCTTTGATGTTTTATGGGAACGTTTGGTCACGGATGCGCTGCCTTCATGGCGACCCAGTAGACATGTGTCAGACACGTCACCGTCGGGTCGCCGGTGACAGACTGCCGACGACGGGCGTCTGACAACCAATCCGTATGCAGTTTTGAACCAATGACGGAAGCCAAGGCGGCGTCATCAAGATTTTGAGAATAAAGGGGGTCGGTCAGAAGATCCCAAACACATTGCAGTTGCGCGGCTTTCACCGGGGTCAGTTTCGCCGCCGCCAGAATTTTGCAAACACGACTAAATAACGCGCGGTCCTGCCGAAAGAGTTTTTCCGTTTTACCCCAGGCGATACAATCTCCGACCTTAAAGGCGTCTGCGGTCTTCTGGTATGTCAGAAGCCGCAATCCCGCCTTTGTCATGGCAGCGTCCAGAGAGACGATGATGGGTTCAGCCGCTGTCAGCCGTGCTTTGTAAGCTTGGGAGGCGTGCAGGGCGGTGCGGGCGGTGTTGATGCCCATAAAATCGCGGGCCTGCGCTTGGACGTCATCCTGCGAGGTGATTAGGCAAGGGCAGAACTCCGCGCCCAATGCCTTCAATGCCGTGGCACGATGCTGGCCGTCCAGGATTGCAAAGGTCCCATCGTCGACCGGGGTGACGGTCACAATTCCAAAACGCGACCAATGAAAATCCGACATCATGACCCGGATTATTTTGGCGGACCGGCGGGAAATGTTGCGTTGATATTGTTCATCAATCCGAAGACACGCAATGGGAACAAGGTCAAGCTTTGGCAGTCCCAAATCAATGACCGGGACTTCGCCGTCAAAATCGGAGGACAAAGGAACAAGGGTGTCGGATGGCTTTTTCATAACAAAGGGCTTTCGGTTGGGGTGGGATGTTTGATGACGGTCATCAGGCGAACCCTCCGCGCCAGGCGGCGGCGTCTTCGGCGTCTTGGGTGGATGGGGTTTCCGGTTCGGGCAGGATGCCGCCCGTCACAAAATCGAAGCCGCGCCAATGCCATTCGCCATTGGATTTTTTATTCATCGCGCCTTTGTCGCGCGCGATCTGCGGGAACTTTTGACTGAATGTTCGCTGTTGCCACGCGTCATAAGCATTGGCCTCGCACCAGCGTTCGAAATCCTGATAAATTTCGACGGGGCGATAGCGCGGGGCAGGCGAGGCGGCAGCGTCATGGGTCCAGAAATTAGATTGCGCCCAGGTCAGGTCGCCAATTTCCTCTGATTGAATTTGCCGCCAGACCTCGGCGCTTGTTTTGTTTTCGTTCAGGGCTTTGCGGTTCCACCACCCTTTCCACAAAATGCGTTCATTCATCCAGCTGGCCATGATGTCAGCTTCGCCGCGGAAATGGGCTTTCATGTCGAGGCTTTCCTGCGGGACGTCAAAGCTGAAATCGCGTGACCGCCAATCGAAAAACCCTTCGATCATCCACGCCAGAATCCCGTCTTTCTCGGCAGCCAATTTGGCTTCGATGTTGGTGTCGATTTCGGCGGCTGCGAATTGGCGGGTGAAGGGGATGAAAATCGGCCGTCGCCAGAACCCGTCGTCATTCGTGCGGATTTTGGGCAGCGTATTGCAGACCATGTGCAATTTCCATTGCGGCGTCCACGTTGTCTGCGCGCCGTAATTTCCGCGATTGGATTGTTCTTCGCCGCCGGTCAGGGCCTTGATCAAACCGCCGTCCAATTCCTGCGTCGGGCTGGGCTCGGCAATGGCGACCATGCGGGTGCCGCCCGCCAGTGCCATCAAATCATTGCGGGCTTTGTCGCCGCCGCTGGAATTGTCGGTCATGAAGGTTTTGACATTCGCCATGACGCCGAAATCCGCGATCGCATTCATCACCGCGCGCAGGGTGACAGACTTGCCGTCGCCGCCCGGACCGCGCCAGATGAACCATTCGTTTTTCGGGTTAAAGCTAACCAGGTTGGACCCGCAGACGCGTTGAAACGCTTTGCGCATTTTTGGGTCGGGCAAAACGGCCATCAAATGTTTGCGCCAGTTCGGGGCCAGGTCATCATCGCGGGCAATTGCGGCGACGTCGAAGGTGCCCGCCGTCAGGCGCGTGACGGCGTCATCGGTGATCGACGGTCTCGGACGCAGGCTTTCGAACGCGCGCTGAATGTCATGGCGGCGAACGTCTTCGTCTGTCACGTCAACGTCGTCTTCACGGGACGGCGAAGACAGCGGGAGGGGCAAGACCCCCGACGGCGTGTTCAAATCGCCGTGGGCCGCATCCAGCACGTCGAAATCGACATAAAATTCGGGCATCTTTGACGCGACGTCCAAGATGGATTTTTGTTTGGCGGCATTGCCCAGCTGCGTCGTCGACGAATAGAATTTGCTGACGCGTTTCAGCGCTGCCTTGAACGCCCCGTCGCGATCGACTTCGGACAAAAGGTTTTCTGATTCCGTCAGGCCCGCCGTCATCAACGCCGGATATTCTATTTTGCGCAGCGGCGCGGCGAGGGCCATGACGCGGCGGCGGGCGAAGGTGTCTTTTTCTTCGCAGGCTTTGAATCGGTGACCGTCCCAGACCAGAAAGCCAAGGGCCGGACAGTAAAGAATTTCTCCGTCCGAATAATGGGACAGGCGCAAGGCCATGCCCTGATCATTCACATCCAACCGCGCGCGTTTTTGATCTTCGGTCAGGTCTTTGAACGGAATGACATCCCAAAGAAAAACAGGTTTGTCTTCGTCGTCATCGCCTGCGTCAGCCCCGACCGGGGTCGGGGTGTCGCCCAAAGGTCCTTCGGGTTCCGCACGCGCCGAGTCCTTGCCCGCGTGAAGACGGCCAAGGGCAGCGGCGACGGCGCCGCGCATCGCGCCCGCATTCAGAACGTCCGCGTCGTCGGTCGCGGACGGGTCGGGGTCTGGGGTTGAAATCTCCGGCGTGTCTGTCACGGTCATTCCTGCCGGAACTCGGACACATGCGATCCGATGATTTGATGGGCGGCATCAAAGGCGCGCTGCGCGATTCCGCGCAGGCGGGCGCAGGGCTGGAACGTCCAAAGGCCCGACCCATCTTCGCCCAGTTTCAGATCCCGCGCGCGGGCCAAGACTTCGTCACCGGAGCGCGAAATGATTGCGCCGATGGACTCCACGAGGATGCCGCAGGTGAACCCGCGCCGAACGTGGAAATCTTCGAACGGTGTCCAAATTCGCATTTTCTCATGACGCCGCGCGGCGGGACCATTGCCGGGCAGCTTCGGCAGACCCAAGGCTGACCGCGTCAGCTTTGTGACATTCAGCGCCCGTTCGAATTGGCCGATGCGCCCGATGCCCAAAATGTGCGCCATTTCACTGCGACCGACATTGGCGTGGTGCATGTCGATGATCAGGTCGCGATTGATTTCAAAATACCGCGCGACGGGTTCGCCGGTTGACCGCACAATCCGCGCGCGAAAAGCGGCATGTTCTTTGGCGATGTCCTGGCCCGAGGGCGCAGCAGGCGGTGTCGGCGGGACAGGCGCGGGCGCGGCAGCGGGGACGGGGTTTGGCCAAGGTTGGGCAGCGGGTTGCAAGGTCATGGGGCCTTCACACAAAAGAATTTCGGGACGGGCGCGCGGGGCGGGACCGCGGTGATTTGACCGGATTGCCAGCGTTCAATCTGGTCCAGCGCGCGGTCCAATGACGCCCAGTTTTTCGCCGCCATGACGTAGCCAATGGCGTCGACATCCGTGCCGCAGGCTGGACAATGCAGCGACGTGGCCGCCGATAATTCCCGCACGCGATACCGGCGGCGGCCTGCGCAAAGACGGCGGGCCAGAATGGCGGGCGCTTTCGCGCGGCAGGACGGGCAGGTCAGGCGCGCGGGGTCAGATGGCGGAGGGCCGACACTGCAAAACTCAATGGAAGCGGCCAGCGGAAAGCGCGCCAGAACCAAGGCCCGCCGGGACGTGCGTTCCGATCGCGGGTCAAGACGGGTCATGCCGAGGCACCGTAAAACGGGGCGGCGAAATCGAAACTGGCAGTGCCGCCAAACCGCGCCATCAAATCCAGGGTCGATGTTTCCGCTGTTTGCGCCAGGCGGACCCTCGCCGAGGCCGCGATGTCGGCGTTCTTTTCGCAGCCCAGAAAATCAAAGCCCAAAGCGGAGGCCGCGACACCGAAACTGGCGGACCCGCAAAACGGATCGATGACGGTTTCGCCTGGGCGAGTAATCGCGCCCATCCATTCCAAGCCCAGCTTGACGGGCTTTTCATTGGGGTGCGGTTTCGCTTCGCCCGTTTTCGAATTTAGGATGGGCCAGAAGGGAACGAAATCAGGGGTCGAGACGCCTTGGCCCAAATGCCGGAAACCTTTTTGCACGGCCCGCGCGTGGCCTTTGAAGAGGTAAAGCGCGTATTCGGTGTCTTTGCGCATCCACCGATTGACGACGGACACGCCGTGATCATTTTTGCGCCAGTAAAGAATATTATGGGTCCGGAAACCCGCCGCATGAAAGGCCCGCTGCGCGCGGCCAACATGTTTGTCATTGCACATGATGATTGCCTCGGCCTGCGGGGCAAGCGCTTCAAAGGCAGGCTTCGCCCAATCCTCCCAATCCAGATCAACGTCGCAAATCTTGCCGTCATTGACGTAGGATTCCTTGGAAAACTTTCCGCCCATCATGACATGGTTCGCCGTTTTGCTTCGCCCGCCCTGTTCCAATTCGTAAGGCGGATCAGAAAACAGAACCTTGGGCCGCGACGCCGCAGGGCGGGCCTTCAAACGCGCGAGGAAATCGCGCGCATCCTCGCAAGTGATGGACCAATCGCGCATCTTTAACCTGCATCCGTTTCAGGGGTGGTCCAGGCCATGTCCGCGCCCAGCGCATCGGCGGGGGCGATTGTGATGACGGTGCGACCGTCTTCGCCAGCGGGGCGCAGCGGCGGGACCAAGCGGCGGGCCGGGACCAGGTCATCCATCCGCTGCGCGTGAAAATCCTCCGGCGCGGCGGCACCCGCTGCGATCAGATAGGCGCGGGCGGCGGGGAAGCTGGCCCCCAAAGCGCAAAGAATGGCGACGCCTTCGCGCGGGGTGACGGACCCGCCGCCGACCAACTTGGCAATCATCCGCGCGGTCTGGGTTTCAGAAACCGACCCGTCGCCGTTGCGCATCCACTGGCCCCAGCTGTCTTGCTGCCATTGGCTGGCCTCATTCTCGGCTTGTTCCGCCATCAGGGCCGCGGTCAGGTCGATGTCGGCGCTGTCGGCGAGGGCCAAGGCCACGACCAAGACGCCCGCGATCGTGCGGCCCAGGGCGTCCATGTTTCCGGTCGCGATGCAATCATGAATGTCCGCCATTTCGCGGTCCATCCGCGCGGCGTGAACGGCGGACGGCGTCGGTCCAAACGTCTCGATCGCCCAACGTCCGATGCGCGATTGCAGGACGGGCAGAGTCGGGGTCATGATATTTCCTTTCCGGAAAGCGCGATTCGAGCGGATGGTTTGACCAAGCCAAGATGGCCCGCGACCGATGTGATGACGGCTGGCGGACGGGTCAGAAAATCCGCAATTTCGCGAGCGGACTGGACGGACCAAGCGGATTGCAGAAAGTCTAATTCCTCGGATGAAAACGTCGCGGCGAGGGCGGCGGTCATGATTTGACTCCGATATCTCTAAGGGCTTGATCGTGGGCGCGTTCAACTTGTGCAAACGCAGCAGATGAACCGCCGACATCCGGATGATGGATTTTTGCAAGGCGACGGTATGCTGCCTCGATATCGGCTTTGGGTGCATCGGCGGGTAACTCAAACAAGAGTGTCCAATGCGGGTCAGGGCTTGGCAAAGCCGCGTATCCAGCGAAGGCCTGCCGGATGGTTCCCACGCCCCATCTGTCTTGGCCGCGCAAGCTGTCGATGTGTTTGGCAATGGCCGCAATGTTGTCAGCGAGACGTTCGAAAACATCACCGGCGAAGACAATGTCTTTGCCTTTGTGATTAAAATAGAGCGCCGCGCCTGGGTCATCAATGCCGTCAGATCGTGGGATGCCGTCCAGTCGTGGCCTGGCATCGGTCGACAGGATAAATTCATCCACACCCAGGGCATCCAACTCATGCTGCAATCGACGACAAGCGTCCTCAATCGAGAGGTCTCGCGAGACATGGCCGACGCGTTTACTAAAGGCAGACGCCCGACGTTGACTCCAAGGAGTCCGGCCACGATCGCGCGGCCAGTGAAGAGGATGGGACCGTGGCGTCATGCGGCCTCGCTTTCTGTTTTGTCTGTTTTGATGACGGTGATTTCGACGTCTGCGGCGGAATCAGGGGGCGCCGGGACGGATTGATTTTCGGGGCGATGGGTCAGCCAATCCTCGGGGTCGCAGCCTGCGGGCGGGAAGACGACCTCGACCGCGAAATCCAATTCGGCCAGACGCGATTTGGCTTTGCTGAACAGGCTTTGCGCCCGGTCCAGACCGCAGGGGAAAGCGGGCGGGACGGGCGACAAATCATTGTCGGCGGCGATGATGATTGGGCGGCCCGCTTCCGGCGGTCGCCAGCCTTCCATTCCGCGCCGCGCAGAGGAAGGCCGACCGATGACGCGGTCCAAAGACAGCGCCGCATAAAATGCGCCGGACACGCCCGCCGTTGCGAGGGCCAAGGTCGATTCAATCCCTTCCGCGACCAAGACGGGCAGGGTCGGGTCATGGGTGACGTCAGGCGTCGCGCCCAAAAACACGCCTGAATCGCAGCGCGACAAAACCCCGACCATTTGTTTGGCGTTCCAATCGTCTGCCAGATGATCGGGCAGGACGGGCGCGGCCTTCATCATTCCGCCGTCTGGCGCGGGCTGCAAGTAAGTGCGGTGCAACAGGACCAGTTTGCCGCTCGCGTTTCGTCCCTTTGAAATCAGCGCCGGAAACGTGCCCGCCGCGCATTTGTCATCGCCGTCGCCGACAAAGGCTTCCAGTCCGGGGTGAAACATCAAATCGGTTGGCCAGCCCAAGGCTTTGATGCCACGGGCGTGACCGCGGGTTTCCAGATAGGTTTGGGCCAACGAACCTTCGCCCGGTTGGCATTGGTCCAAAATCTTTTCCATGTGTTTTCGGGTGCGGCGCAGGCGGATGTTTTCCGCTTTCTTGACGGCGGCCTCGCGCATCCGTTGGCGTTTGGCGGCGTCTTGTTTTTCGGCGTCCGTCAGGTCCTTTTCGCCGCCGAGGAATTTGCAGGCCTCGACAAAGTCGCGGTTCAAAACATCCATCACAAAATCGATGATGCCCGCGCGGCCATGACCGAATTCGCACCCGCCGCCGAAACAGGAATAAACCTGTTTCGAAATGCTGAAATCGAATTTGTTCGACTTGCCGCATCCGGGACAGTCGGCCTTGATCCGGTCGCCGCGGACCATGTGCGGAATCCCGAGTTTGGAAAACACGCTGCGCGGCGGGTTCAGCTGCCGGATTGCATCAATGTCGAAACGGCCCGCCATGATCTAGGCGGTGATGCCTTCGTCGGCGAGGGCAGCGCGGGCGGCGTCGGTGATCTGCGCGCCGTTTGTGATCAGGCCGCGCTTGACCATGGCATTGAAAACATCTTCGGGCAGGCAGGCGCTTTCAAAACGCCCGATAATTGTCGCAACGCGCGCGGCGCCATTCAGGGCGGGGAAGGTGACGGATTGCATGATGGGACCGCAGTCCAAAATCAGGCCAAGATTTGTCCGTTCCGCGTCGGTCAGAACCACGGGCGCGGGTTCACGGCGGGACCGCGCCTGCAGGATTTTTAATCCCACGATGGCGAGCGCGCCTTTTAATTTGGCGGGGATGGCCGAGGGCTGGATGTCTTCAAGTGCGGGAATTCGGGTCATGGCTTTGCCTTTTGTGTTGGGGTGAAGGAAGGGGATGGCGGCGGTTAAAGTTGGGCGGTCAGTTCGGTGATCCTGCGGGTCTGGACATCCGTGCAGAGGCCCAGAAATTCGCGTTTCGTGACGCCGCGTTTCAACGTCCGGAGTTCCAGTTTGATTTCGGAGCGTTTGCCGCGACGGGTTGCAGGCTTGGAATGTCGGGGTGTCATCTTGGGTCTCCGTTGGGGCAGGGGTTTGGGAAGGGGTTGGCGCTTAGGCGTAAAGGTCGGTGCGAAGACGCGGCGGCGGCGGGCGGTTCTGGGCTTTGCGCCATCCCGCAGCGTCCAGTCCGGTCAGGGCCGACGCCAGAACCGCGCGGATGGCAGGGGTCACCGGCCCGCCCAGCATGTGGCAAAGGGTCAGGACCAGCTGCGCCAGGGAATCGCTGATGGCGATTTCAAACACGTCGTCGCGGCTGACGCTGTCCAAGGCTTTCAAAAGCTGCATCTGCGCAGGATGGGAATCCGGGGCCTTGGCCACGGCATCGATCGCGGTGATCAACGGCACGCAGCGCCGATGGGCGTCGCGCAAGGCGTCGTCAGGGTCGGTTTGGAAAACGGTTGACCGATGCGGCGTCATTGCGCGGCGGGCCGCTTGGACAGCTGCAGGACCGACGTGGTGCGCGCGTCGATTTTTTCCAACGCCAGATCAATTTCGTGGCGGGCTTTGCGCAACAGGTCCGCTTCATTCTCGCAAAGGTGATTGTCGGCCATGGCGCGCGCCGCCGTTGCGGCCAGGTTCGACGTCAGCGTCGTCAAATCAATCGCCTGGGTTGTCAGGTCAGGCGCGCCCGCATCGTCCATCGGGGCAAAGCCTTGGGCCTTGGCGATCGCGCGGGTGAAGATGGGCTCGCCGCAGTAGATTTCCAGCGCGAGGACTTGCGCGACCGTCGGACTGGCCGTCCCGTTCGGGTCTTGGAATTGCCCGATGCGGGATTTGGACAGGTCCAACACGCCGCCGGATTCGACAACGCCGCCGCAGGCAGTCGTCAGGCGCCGCATCAATTGACAAACAACGCGGCGGGGCAGGGCGGGATGGGTTTCAAGACGGGTCATGCGGTGCAGCTTTCACGGTTGGACGCAATCAATTGCGTTGCATGGAAAGCGCAGCGGGCTTTCCAGTTGGAAAAATTCGACCAAGCCGCTAGGTCTGCAGGTGCGAAACGACAAACAAAGCGAGGACAAAATGACAGGCTCTTTGGAAAGCCGCAGATTGAACGGAGCGGGGCGCTGCCCCCTTGGTCAGGACGCGCGAAGGAACGACGCGCCCAATTGGGTTGAAGACGGAAAGACATCAGGCGGTGACCGCCTGGGGATTGTCATTCGAAACCGTGACATCCTTGGGATGCGGGACATCCAAATCGGACAGGCGTTCCGGAAAGAAATGCGCGGGCCGAATGCCCCAACCTTGCGCATCAGATTTTTCCAGAAGCGCAGTTTGTTGGTCAGCCGTGAACCCGCCTTTCGCAGCGCGGGCAGAAACCGTCGTCGGGTTCCAAGCCATTTCGCGACAAAGATTAGCCTGCGATCCGCCGAAGAAAACATGAGTGATGAACCGCACAGCATTTTCGCGGGCGTCAGACGGGATGCGCGCGGCCATGGCCGGAGGCGTGATGTTGGTGTTGGACTTCATAGGGGCTTCAATGTCCATTTAAAATGGACTTGTCAACCGTGTTTGTCCATTTTTATTGGACTATCTGCATCACCGCCAATGTCGGGGGGCGTCCGATGAGTTTCGGGTCACGGGTGAAGGCGGCCCGAACCGCCAAAAAATTGACGCAGCAAGAGTTGGCCGATCTGGTTGGCGTAGGAAAGACGTCAGTCAGTTCCTGGGAAAAGGATGTTTCTGTCCCGCGCCCAAAGGCTATGAAAAAGCTGGCGGAGGCCTTGGGAATGCCGACACCTAAATTGCAATTCGGCGAAAGCGGGGAGACTTGGGCCCATCAAGGGCAGGGCGATGACCAACCCGCGAATGATGGCGGCACCTGGACCGTGCCGATGCGCGGATATGTCGGCGCGGCGTCAGCCTTCACGCCTTTCGGGGATATTTATGACGAAATTCAAACGACATTTAAGCCGGAACCGACAACCGAAGCGGTGATGTTGGATGGCAATTCCATGGAACCAGCGTTTCCGCACGGCACCTTGATTTTCTATTCGGTTATGGACGAACATGTCGAACGTTATGTCGGGCGAGTTTGCATCGCCCAGCTGGCCGACGGACGCGTGTTGTTTAAGATTCTAAATAAGGGCAGCCGGTTCGGGGTCTTCAATCTGGTCAGCTTAAATCCGGATGTGAAACCTATCGCCGACGTCCAGGTCACTTCGATCTTGCCGATGGATCATGCGCAGTTTTAGGCCCAGAAATATGGCGTCGCAGGTCCACCGATCACAGACTCTATCCATTTTAAATGGACAAAACCTATTGACAATCCAAAATAAATGGACTTTTTATGTCTCCGAAATAGGAGAACATCATGTCCAAATCCACGCCGCACATCGGCAGCCCGGCCCGCACGTCCAGCATGACAGCGCGAGGGCGCGCCTTGCAGCGCAAACAAATCGACGCGCTGAACATATCCCTTCGGCTCGCTGTTCTGGACAATCTGAACCCAACTGCGGCCAGCGCCAATGCGGTCAACGCCGCGATCAGGCGCGTGAACGGATTGGGCGCGCGGATCGAAACCCAGCGCATCCTGGCGGCGCAGGAAAATCTGTCGCAGCTGAACCGTCATTCCAATCAGGCCGCGGGCAGTCTTCCAGTTTCGGACGTGACGCCAAATGGCAACGACGCGGCCTAAACGCTTGCCCGCCGCCATCGACATCCACATTCGCCCTGCGACGACGCCGTCGGGTGATCCTGCCGCCGGGTTCTTTTGGGGTGCGGTGGAACGCAAATCCAAATGGGTTCGGGTTGTCGCAGGGACGGAAACCGAATCGGATGCCAAGGCGCAGGCCGATATTTGGTTGGCCGAATGGAATAAATCAGGCGACGCAGACGCCGCCTTTGACCGCGTCTGCGCGGCAAGGGGCCTTGGTTGATGTCGCGCCGCACCGTCAACATTGCAGAGTTTCAAACGATTTCGGATGTCGAGGCCGCGAAAACGCTTGGTCAAAACCTGCGCAAATTGCGGACCGAAATCGACGCGCTGGGCTGTTGCCTGCGCATCGGGCAGGGGCCGCGCCGGTTGACGGCGGTTCACATGCGGCGATTGCTGCAGCATTTGGAAACTGATCCGTGTTGCACCTCGACCAAAGGGCGTCGGGCATCTGGCGCATCCGCGGCACCGTCCACGGCGTCACGGTTAACGAAAGCGCTAGAACTCGCAGCAAGTCAGAAGCGCGCCTGATATTAAAGGCGCGGGCCGCTCAAATCTTTGGGCAGGTTTATGGGATCACGCCCGCAGGGAAACCTTTGCCGCCGCCGCCGGATGAAGACCCGACGACCTTCGCCGATGCTGCGATCAGTTGGATGTCAGCGGGCGGGAATTCCACAACTTATCATTATTTTCCGAGCGTGTTGCAGGCCCTGGCCGACATGCCACTGGCGGACATCACGAATGGAACGCTGCGGCGGACGGCTGATCAGTTGTTTACAACGCAAGCGGCGACGACCGTGAACCGTCATTTTTTCACTTTGGTTTCGGCGATCTTAAATCATGCTGCCGAGGAACGGATGATGGTCCCGTTCAAAGTTCGCAAAGCCAAGACCGTCAAAGCCGCCTTTGAATGGTATGAACCCGAACGGATCGAAACCGTCTTGGCCGCTGCAGGGGATCTTGAACCGATGTTGACGTTCTTTGTTGCGACCGGGGCGCGGCCTTCCGAAGTGACGACGCTGACCTGGGGGCAGGTCGGACGGGACAACAAACGGGTTGTCCTTTGGAAGACCAAAGGCGGTCGGGTGCGGTCTTATGACATGGGGCGGCGGGGCAGGGCGGTCATGCCGGAAAGGCGAGGGGCTGATGATTTTGTTTTCCTAAACGGGAACGGTCAGCCCTACGCGCGATCCCCGGACGGGCGATTCTATGGACCGCGCCAACGCGTTGACCGGATGACGAAACGGACGGGAATCCCGCCGATCAGCCTCCGCGCACTCCGTCACACTTGGGCAACATGGCAATATTCTTTGGAACCGGATTTGTTTAAATTGCAGGCCAATGGCGGCTGGTCAACCGTCGCCATGGTCGAAAATTACACGCATGTTGCCAGTCCGGACATCGCGAAAAGAGTCAAAGCGCATGGCTGGGCGGATGAATAATTTGGTCAATTCTTGGTCAGTTTTGAGAGTGTGGAAATAAAAGGTATGAATTTCAGAGGCTTAAAAAATAAGCTCATGCCTTCACACGGCAGGGGTCACTGGTTCAATCCCAGTATCGCCCACCAAGCAGACGTATCGTCTGTCAAACCTGTAATTGTTGCGCCAAACTATCTCGATAGGCCCGTGTCCACCATGGTGGTTTTTCTGACCGAACACTCGACATGGCTGTCATAAACTGCAACAAAACTGTCACATATCGTAACAGCCC